TCTTTATTGTAATTGGTTAATCCCATTCATATTACTCCTTTTAATTCAAATATTCTTTCTAATCCTTCTGCATTACGATGTTCTCCGTGAGAAACCAAATGCACTACTTCCCTAAATACTGTCCATTCGTCCTTTGCATCTGGAAGATTCGGTGTCATTTCAACTATCTTGTATAGATTTTTTATGCCGCCTATCTTAAGAATAGGTCTCGGTCGTGTTTTACTCTCCCTTTCTTTGTAGGAAGAGGTAATTTCATGTTGTAATAGGCTTCTCTTAACACCGAGTAGAAACTTTTCATCTGCTCTTAGGGATAAACTCAATCTAACAATATATCCCATTTTTGATGCAGGACTTCTTTCTAAAATAAAATCCATCTTAGAAAGACTAAGAAGAATACCTATGAGCATATCTCTACTATACATGAGAAACGCTCCTTGTTATTCCTTGAAAATCTGCTTTGTATCTTAGATATTTTAATCCATCTAATATTGTTTCTTCAACTAAATTTAAAATATCTTCTTCAACCTCAACAGAAGAAGCATAAATAACATTTAGGCTCGTTCCTTGAAATGTTTCATGAAGAACCGCCGCTTCTTCAGAGATTGGGTCAAATAACAATACTGCCTCTCCATGTTGTGCAGTTGTTATTTGAGATGAAATCATAACAATTAGCCCTTTGGTTAAAAGAGATACTTCTTCATCTTTTAAATCGCCATATACAAGAAAATTAAGATTGAATACATGGTCATATTTATTAACCAGTTCTTGCAATACTGGGTCATTGACCATTTTATTCACTCTCATTCATGTATTCTTTGTTTTCAGGCCAATAACCATTAGGTGCGGTATTTGTCTCAAGCCAAAAGAAGTGTGCGGCAGTTAGGCGAGAGTGTCCCATCATTAAAGCATTTTCCTCGGCGTTGCTAACCATATTAGCAATAGCCGTTTCAACCCATTCACTAATAAAATACTTTGCATCATTAGATACAGTTAAATCGGTTGTATCTTTGATAAGTTGAGTTACATTTATTTTGGTTGTTCGTGGAATTGGTTTTGGTTTTGGTTTTTCTGGAACAATAACTTTTCCATCTAAAATATAAGGACAGTATTTCTGCTCAACAACCTTTGGTCTGCCTTGGTCATGCAGAATGTTCTTTAAATGAGCCATACCGTCTTCAATTTTCAAACAACGATAAGTTGTTGTCCCAATGATTGTCATATCTCCCTGTTGAATCATTCATCCATCACCTGCCTTAAAATGGCTTCAATCACAGGAAGGTCGGCTTTTCCACTATCAAACATATTAAGACACAACAAAATCAATTGTTTATACCTTTGTTCATTTTCGGGTTTTATGTCTTTAATACCAATCCATTCTGCTATCTTGCGTTGATTCTTTCTCGGTTCAATAGGCTCTCCCATTAACTGCGACCGTCGCTCATACAAATGAATAAGCACTCTACTATCCCATTTAATTCTTCTAGAAATATTGGATAGATGATTATTCACCTGTTTCAAACTCATATCTGTAATTTTTCTAACTCTACCAGTCGGGTCTGCAATATGATTTACTCTTGCTTTTGCATCTGATTTACTCATTCTAATCTCTCCACATCATTTAAAGTGTTAATATCCGCAACAAATTTATCATCACGAATACGAATACATCTTGGGAACCTAAGCCCAATATCATTATTAGCATCTCGGCTAACCAAATCAGCCTTAACTTCAAGAACAACAACAGGCGAAACAAAGAATCGCCCGTTGTCAAAGGATTCAACATTACGCCGTAGCGTATTGGTGAGGTTGATTAAATCGCTGTCCGAGAAGCCTGTTCCACACCAACCAACGCTATGAAAACCATTATCAGCCTTCACGCCTAACTCGTAAGTGCCGAAAACATTTGACCGCTTACCTTCCCCGTATTTTGCGGAGAGGATAACAACATCAAGATTAATCTGCGGAGGTTTATATTTAGCCCAGAAAACGGAGCGTTTTCCTGATTGGTAAGGTTGGCTTGCATCTTTAACGATGATTCCTTCAAAGCCTTCGTTGATTGCTTCATGGTAAAAGGCCATAATGTCGCCTTCTGTGATTCGGTGTGCTTGATTCGGCAAGTCTTTCATCTTCTCCAAGCGTTCCGTGTATGACAAATCCATGACTGTTTCGTTGTTCAACATGAGACAATCAAAAATGACCCATTCAACCTTGACCCTTTCCATAGCCTCTTGAACATTCTTTGAATGAACCCTTGTTCCCATTTGCTTATGAGGCGCAGGTGCGCCATTTTCCAAGATAGGATAGATTTCACCATCAAGAATAGCGTTTTCAACATCATAGGCTTGAACCAATTCAACAATATCGGGGAATTGCTGAGTTACGATTTTACCTTTACGATTAAAAATCATTGTCTTATCTCCATCAATGTGAATTTGATAACGGTTTCCATCGTATTTGTAATCAACAACAAAGTTAGTCGGCCACTTATTCATCGGAACTTCCTTAGCAAGCATTGGCTTAATGAATTTTCCATATGTTAGATTGCATGGAGGATTAGAACCTGCAACATAATGAGAAACAACTGTTTCAACCGAATTAAAATTCAAATGTTTCTTCACATCTGCTTGCTTCTTATTGTAGTGCTTGGCAATAATCTTCGCAACCGTTCCTTCATTGATTCCGTTTCGTGGTGTTCTTAGCATATAGCGAATGAACCAGCGTCGTGCATTTGCAGACATAGCCAAAATTGATTCCTCAATCATTTCAAATTCATTAGAATCAATCTTTCCACAATTCATGTTCAATAGTCGGTGAACATACTGAACAGAAAAGTTTCGTTGCTTTTCTGCTGATGAATCAAGATGATAAATTGCTTCGCCCAAATCATCGTGAGCATACATCAATCCGTCAATTTCATCATCAAAGATACCAAAAATCTTAGCCATCCATTTCTTCGCCTTTGCTAATCCAAGACTGTTGGCTTCAAGTTTATCTTTATCAAGAATCTGCAAAACCAAAGAAGGACTACTCTTCTCAGTCGTGAATGTTTCCAAGTCCCGTGAAATCCGACTAATCTGTTGAGTCGGTGTTAATTGGTCTGTCGCTTGTAGCATTCTGCTCATATTTTCCCATGTCATTTTCAATCATCTCCATATTGTTGTGTATTAGTCTTATCAGTTCTTTTAGAAGGCGACTGATTTTACCTTCGTGTTTTTCTGAATATTCCCACATGGCTTTCGCCAAATAGTTCCATTCACTCTTCTTCATCATTTGCACCGCCTAATGCTTGAAGAAGACGCAAGAAATTAATCATAAGTTGTTCAACAACCTGCGCCTCTTCAATTTGCCCTTGTTCAATAAAACGATGCATCATGTGAATAAGGGTTGCTTGAGTAATTGCTGGTGCTAATCTAGCAAGACTGTTATTCATTGAGATTTCCCAATAACAAACAAAACTGGCTCTTGCTAAATAGTTTGCTCCGTCTGCTAATTCAGCATATCCTTGATTAAAGTGGTCAAGGTTCAAATCATTAGGAATTAATCCCTTCATCTCTTTCGCCCATTCTTCAAATGCTTTATCATCAACGGTTGTATTGTATAGTTCATTCATTCCTCTTCCTCCAATTGTTCAAATTCGCTTTTCCATTGACCCCAAAGATTACCGCTACCTCTAAAGATTCTTCCGCCTCTTTCATGCAACAAAGCACGAATAGCAGGCATCTTATCTTCATAAGGTAAATCTTTTTCGTGGTTGAGTAAGTCAATAGCATTTACAATATGCTGTGGGGTATCTGGGAATGTTTCCTTATACCTAGTAAGACAGTAATCAAGCATTCTATTATCTTTAGATGTCTTCTTTTTGTATTCTGCACTTTGTTCTTTACAAAGCATAACCCACTCGTCAAAAAGCCCTCTATCTTTTTCATAGAGCCACTTCAATAATCTGTCATAATCATAGTTAATCATTCTTCTTCCTCTCCTTCTAATTCATTTAGTCTTTTAAGCATATCATAATATAGGCTTTGTTTATCAGTATCTATATTTTTGACATCTTTCCTCCTTAATTCTAGTTTTCTAATATTTTCTAGAAGCCTAATCTTTTCTTTTTCATGCGCTGTGATTTCATTAGACAACAAGGTTCTTTCTTTATGAAGTGTGTTAATATCTGTAGTGATAATATCCTTTGCTTCATTTTCTTTTAATTTCTTCATAGTCAATTCATCGTCCATAAATTGCCTCATAGCCTGATACATTCTTCCAAACGCCATTTCAACATGAGGCAACTGCACACGGCAACCTCTTCCACTATTCGGCGGAACAGGCATTCTTTGTTCAATGTATAAAGCAAATAAATCTACCAATTCTCCAGCCTTTGCTCTAAACTTTGTTAGAGACTGACCATGAGAATTACCCCATTGTCTTTCAGGATTGGCTTTTCTTACCGCTTTCTTTGCTTGTAATTCACTTATCTTAGTTCTGTCCGTCATTGAGTTCCCTCCTCAAAATATCTAATAATGTTTTTGCTTCTTCTCTATTTAGGCGTATGCCTTTGTTGGTTGGCTTATCGCTATTATACCAGCGAATATCAACCACTTCAATGTTCCAATACTTACCCATCTTAATTTTACAATCTTGGTTTGCATTCCGAACAATTGTTCCTTTTACTTCTAATTCATCTGTCAATTCATCCACCCCTGTTTGAATCTTTCTAACTCCTGCTTTGATGTGAAATATCTTGGAGTATCTAACTCATCAAGACGATTAACAATCCAACAAACACCACCAAGAGAAGATACTTGAACAACTTCATACTGGCCATCATTTAATTCTAGCACTTCAATAGTATTAACTTCAGGGTTTAATCCATACTTTTTAGTTAATTCATTTGCTACTGTTTGAATATTCTCAGCAATATATTTGATGATATGCGTTCTTTGAATAGGGATTCTTGGTTCAACATCAATCTTTAATGAACCTGTAAAATTACAGACTCTGCATTTATTTCCTTCACAAACAGGGCATCTAATTTGAGCCTTATGGGGTGCAGGTAAAACGACAGTTATCGCCTTCTTCATTGTTCTCCCACCAATACTGCAACATCTGTTGAATAAAACAACTGAGCAATTGACAATGCCGCCAAGAAACTGTTCTTAGAAACCTTTACTGGGTCAAAGACTCCTGCTTTGAACAAATCTTCATGCTGACATGAAACGGCATTGAATCCCCAGTTAGGATTTGTTCCATCAATTGTCTTTTCAATTTCAAAACCAACAACACGGGTCTGTTCAGTATAATTTGCATTATCTAAAAGAACACGATAAGGCTTAACAACAGATTTTCTAAACCAATCTGGTGCATCAATAGCATGAGCAAGACGAATGAATGGAACACCGCCACCAACAACAATACCTTCTTCAAGAGCCGCTTTTGTTGCATTAAGGGCATCATCAAGTCTTTCTTTCTTTTCTCGCATTTCAATTGATGAAGAAGCACCAACCTTGATTGTAGCAACGCCACCCTTTAGACGAGTAATACGAGACTTAATTCGTGCCGCATCATATCCTTTCATTTCGCTCAATGTTTCTTTGAGAGTAGCAATTCGTTCATCAGCGTTTCCTTCACCACCCACAAAGGTAGTGTTCTCTTTGCTGATAATAACCTTCTCACAGGTTCCAAAGTCAGAAACAACAAACTGTTGAGGATTATCTTTGCTTTCATGGTTGAATACCTTTCCACCAACAATTGCTTGGATATCAGCCAATTCATCAATTTGTGCATCACCAAAGTTAGGTGCAAGAATAGCCGCACACTCCACAGTCTTATTGATTAGATTCATCAATAGATTGTTTAATGCCGAACTTTCCATACCCTTACAAAGAATTAACAGAGGTCTTCCGTTCTGTGAAGAATACTCAAGCATTGGCAACAAATCCTTAAAAGAACGGAAAGGAATATTGGATAAGAAAATCAATGGATTTTCAAATTCAACCTTACCGCTTTCGGTGTTGCACATTAAATGACTGATATATCCTTCGGGAACTTCCATTCCCTCTCGGAGAATCAATTTTGTAGTATAGTTGTTAGATTCCTCAACGGTGATAACACCATCACGACCAACCGTATTAAACGCTTCTTGAATCAAATGACCAAGAGAGGCATCATTGTTTGCCGCAATTGTAGCAACATTTAGAATATCCGAATCTTCAACAGTCATGGAAATATCATTCAAGAAATCAATCGTTTGTTGGCGAAGATTCTCCATCAACAGATTAAAGTCATGTGCCGTCATGTTATCTTCACTATTAAACAATTCATTACAAAAAGCCTGTGCAAGAATACAAGCCGTTGTAGTCCCATCACCTGAGCCTTCTTGGGCTTTACTTGCTAGATTTTGAACCAATTGAACTCCCATTTGAACATAAGGGTCTTCATGGGAAACATACTTGGTAATCGTTACGCCGTCATTAATCACAACTGGAGGATTACCCTGCAAAATAACTGTTTTTGCTTGTGGCCCTAATGTTGGTTTAACAGTATCAGCAACCAAGTTAATTCCTTGTAGTAGTTTTTCTTTTACTTCTTTTCCTTGAATAATCATAATTAGACCCCCGTAAGATGAGCCATGTTTGCCTGACATTGAGAACAATAAACCTCTTTGGTAAAACGCTCACATCCTTCTGTTTCGCATTCTGTTCTAATTGCTCCACACATCTATTCTTCCTCCAAACATAGCAAAAGATGATTCTTATGAATAATCACATTATCTTCATACTCATGATATTTCTGGTCTGAATCAAACATAACTCTCTTTCCTTCAATATGCGGAAGACTTGGTGCAGAAACACAAACACCATACCCATCATTTTTGACATGAATTCCTGAAATAACCGTAGGAGGAATATTAATCAAAACATAATCACCAATAGCAATCATTCTTCTTCCTCCATTGGTGGAATAGCGACCCATGCCCGCCTATCGTGAGAAACCCAAGTATAAACATGAGTCTTGTAAAACTCTTCAAGACGCTTTTCTCGCTCGGTTCGCTTTTCATTTTTCTTTCGCCATTGAACGCCTTTGTCTTCTCTTGGTTTATTTTCATCATTTGGATGAGCATTTGCGTGTCGTTCTGCTCTATCCAACAAAGAGATGTTTTCAAATTGTTGCATTGGTCGGTCAGGATATTTTGAAGCGGTGCTTAGACCGCTTTTGATTGATTTAAATTTTTGTCCAGTTGAAATATTATTCTTCATTCTTCTTCACCCCATGTTTGGATTTTATGTTCTTCATAGTTCACATAGATTGCTAATTGTTTAGGTTCAAAACGATTCTCCCAAAAACCATAATGTCCAGTTCCGCCAAGAACATATGCACATTCCATATTTGGTTCCCAGATAGAAACAGTCCGAATATCAGTTCCACTAAAATATGCGGAACCAAAGGGATGAGTATGAATCCAACAACGAATAGGAAGAGTCATACCAATTGGAGGCTCAAAGAAATCAACAAAACCTGGACTTCCCGTTGAAACGAAACAATTGTTCTTTCCATCAATTACAACCTGCACTTCAAGATTAGGAAGGGTTTCCGTAGATGCTTGCCAAATAGTGTCATGAAATGCTAAATGATGCATAGCAACACCTTCTAGTTTTTCTCTTGGGCCAACGCAAGAACGCAACTGTTGATTCAAAAGAATCTCATAATGAGTCTTAATGTCATTCATCGCCTTTTGTCGGAAATACTCCAATTCTGCTTGTTCAATTTGATGATGGATATATCCATCATCATTGTCTTCATCACCATCTCTAATCATTTTATCTTTAATTCTTCCCATGTTTATTCACCTCGTAGTCGGTTCAACTTTCGTTCCATTTTGGCCTCAAGGCGAGCAACCTTAGCGGCTCGCTTATTGGCCTTTTTCGCCGCCCTGCGCTCCTTTCGTGAAGGCTTTTGGGGCTTCTCGGTTCGTGGACTCTTACGCTTCAAAACAATGTCCGAAGCCTCCATAAGCATAGCAATATGCTCTGGTTCTGTAGAGTCAAAGAGCATTTCAAGCCTTTGAGCCACTATCCAGTAAGGTCGGGCAAATGCTTCTCTAACCTCATCAATGGACATTTCATAGAAATTCACCAAGATGTTCATATCTTGGGAATGAGTCCAAGAAGTTTCGTAAGATTCTTCGTTCTTTCTATCAAGTTCTTCTTGAATCCTATTCTTCAAGTCGTCATTGATTTTAAGCAACATTTTCTTTTCGTCCTTTGTAATGTGGCGAGTGCGAGGATTACCATGCTTCTCAACAAAGACTTCAATTTCAGTCGGTTTCTCCTTCTTCTCAAGAGTAGCCTTTGCTTGAGCAGTTTGCATATCTTCCCAAATTCCATCTCTTACCATCTGTGCTTTCTTTTGAATACAAGCCGTTTCTGTTCTACCTAAAACCTCAGCAACCTGCTTCCACTTCTTTCCAGAAGTAAAAAGTTGAAACAAAAGAATAGTTTGTGCGGGAGTCCAATAATTAGAACTCTTCCTAACGAAGCGTTCATCCTTCTTTGGCCTTTGCTTCTTCGTTTCAGCCTTCTTTGGCTTCTTAGGTTTTTCCTTGTTCATATTCAATTGAATTAAATCAGATGCTTCACCTTTAGTCATTCCCTTCTTTTCAAAAGAATCTGCTAAAACCATTCTTTCTCCAAGATTTGCTTCGGGAGCAGTAAGAGCCGCTAAGGTTCTCAATTGACGACGGGTAGCATTTTCGCTACGCCAGTTCTTTTCACTATTAATTGTTTGAACCTTTAGGTTATCACTAACCTGCTGTTTTTCTTTAGACGAAATAATAGAATTGTATTTCGCACTCAAAGTTTCAGGCTTTCGGTCATTACCGAATTTTTCAACGAGAACTTCGTTAATTTCTTTATAACTGCTACCTCCACTTCTCATTACAACAAGCGTGGCTACTTCTTCTGCGGTGTATTTTGGCATTATTTATTCCTCCTTACATATTTAATACGGTATATTCTTTTACTTCTTCTCCGTTGAAGAACCTTTGCGTCCATTGTGCGCCTAATCCAGCGATTGCGACTTGCATAAAATGAACTCCTTTATTTGTTCCATCCCATGAATCCCCTTGACAACTGAATGAACCTTCTTCACCTGCTAAGAGCATATCATACATCTTCGGGTCGGCCTTATGCGACACAAGGGCGGCATTTCTACCCTGCGCTCGTAGGTCTAACCATTTAATACTTGTGTTGTATAAGGTTCGCCTCACGCTCAAGTTATCAACACAGCAAATCACAAGGTCATACCCCTGCATCTGCTTCTTGGTCAAAATAGGGTATTCGCTACCAATACTGACAGAATCATAGTTTTCTGCCATAACTGCTGCTTTATTACGACTTACATGGCCTAGATTAAAGTTTTGATAAGGTATATTCTTACCTTCAACTGAATCTGGGTCAGCCACAGTTATGTCATAAAGACCAACTTTATCCAAAAGCGGGATTAGAAAACTTCCAATCCCACCTGCTCCGATTACTAATACTTTTTTCATATTTATTTCTCCTTTTTCTTATTTTTTCTTTGTTTTGTCTTTCTTTGAGTTTGATTCGTTCTTCGCATTCCTAATTCCATGCGCTTAATTGCTCTTTTACGATTCTCTTCCTGAACAGGGTCGTCCGATTCAAGAGGAATAATTTCTGGTGCTTTTGCACCGAACTTTTTCCTTCTTGCTACACAATCGGGACACATACACGCATCTAAACCTGCTACAATTGTTCCTTTCTTTTGCATTTCTTTGATAAATTTTTCAAAATCACTCATAGGTATGCCTCTTTAATTTTCTTCCAATCAATTTCTTTATTACAAAATTCACAATTTTCATCTCCACAATCTAGGCTAATTTTCTTCTCAAGAGTATAATTCAAATAAGCATCATATTCCTGGTGAAAAACAATTTTGTGTCCCATTTTCTCGTATTTTTCAACCTCTTGCATTTCAGGAGAAAGAGGGAAAACATCATCGGGTTTCACATTTTTCTCACAAAGAGGACAATCCCAATTAAAATTAAAAATGTAATTAATTGCTGCGTTAGGGTCGGGCATTGACATAATAGTTGTGCTAGATATTCCCATAAATTCTTTGACTTTCTCTACACAAAAAGGACAATCTGTTCTTAACTCCTCAAGAGTTTTACGGGCATTTTCATCTAGTGCTATTCTATCTTCATCATTACATTCCATATTTAATCACCTCAAAAAGTTTTGCCATGCATAAATTCACGGCTTTCATTATATTCCATCTTTGCTAGAATTGCTCCTGCAATATCTAAGTCTTTGCCGAAAGCATAATCCATAATGCGAATTACTGCATCGGCTAATTCTTCTTCAAGATTACTAAATTCCATAATTTTTGATGAAGAAGGATTACCTTCACGCAAGGCTTCAAGTGCTTCGCTAATTTCAGCATGAATCAAAGCCATGCGTTCTCCGTCATTTGGTTCTTCTTTCCAAAAACCATGATTAACGGCGTTTTTATAGACCTTCTTTGCAACGCTATTCCATTCCTTGATAAATGTCATTGTTTCACCTCAATATATCCTCGTTCAATTTTAACCTTTCGGGGTAAGCAAGATTTGTGCATGGCATACACTTCTCCATTATTCACCCATAAAGTTGCTTCTTTGCGAGTCATAGGCTGACCGCACTTATCACAATCAGTTATTGTCAGGCTTTCTCGTTTTTCTGTTTTATTTCTTACCATAATTTCTTCCCCCTAATTTCTTTGACTTTTGTCATATTGAGATAGGATAACAGGGTTTTAGTGTTTTTCATTAAACTATCTCTTTTTCTGTTTGTCTTTTCACAAATGTATTTCTGTGAGATTTCTGTATGCGAAAGAATCGCATTTGCAGTAATCCAACAGATGCATTCATAATGATTAACTGTTTTGTTATAGTCGTTTGCTTCAAGAATAGTTTCAAAATATTCCATAGTCTTGACCGCTTCCTTGTTGAAATCGTTTCCAGCATTTAACTTAGAAAGAACTCTATCTAAAAGAAAGTATATATTTTCACGAACAGGTCTAAATCCTAGATGTTTCTTTATCTTCTTTACAACCTTTTTTGCTTTTGGTATCTCTGAAGATAAATCTAAAGCAACTTCTTCAAAGGTATGAGGCATACCTTGATTCAGTAGCATGAAATACACAATAGATACTGCTCTTGTTTCATAGGTGTCGCTCGTTGAAAATACACCTTTATTGAATAAATCAAGATACAGTTTATGCATTTCTTCTTGATTTAGAAGATGACTAAATGGAGCAAAAACCATATTACAGTTGTGCAATCCATCCATAACATATGTAGGTAGAACAGAATTAACTGTTTTCTTTACTACATGAGACCTAATGTTTTTAATACTGCCTTCAATAGATGAGCCTAATCCACGATTAAACAAACCTAAGTTAGCAGTATGGGTGGCTTCACCACCTTTGATGCCTAAAGTAGTTTGCTCAAAGATTTCAACATCAAGAACAAGACCACAATCCGAACAGACTGTTTCTCCAAGAGATTCATCAAATTCGTTGTTTCTGCTTCCACAATCTTCACATTTCAATTTCATCAAAATCAAACCTATTTTCATTTTTACTTCCAACCAGATAGCGTTGGATTGTGCTTACAATTTGTATGGTAAAAGAGTCATTTAATAAGGCTAACGCTCTTGCGGCAAATTGGTCGCCAAGCGAAGAACCCTTCGCCATATTGTCAATACAAATCGGCCCTCGCCAATCTATATCTTCTGGTTCATCTCTCCTAATCGGTTGCCAAACATAAGTAGAAACCATCTGAATTTCAGACTTGAATTTGGTGTCAGTAATCTTCCAATCATAATCTTGACCTTTCACATAAAGAGAAGAGAGGTCGCCGTTTGCATCAAAGGTAGCCTTGAGCCTGTCAGGATATTGACTTAGTAATTCTTGAACCAATTCAATAGCCCGTTGCTCAACAATATCCTGTGTTCGGTTTTGTGCAAGGAAGGCTCTCATCACCTTCATACTTGACTCCGAAGCATCTTCATCCATTAAACGATAATAAAGTTCATCGGGACTAATATTTACCCAAGAACCAACTTTCTTTCCATGAACATAGAAATTACAGAAAGTATTTAATTCTCGGACAGACATTGTTCCCCAAATACCATCACTAATCTCAACTGCGATTTCTTTATCGCCAATTTGCTGACAGTTAAGACGAACCTCAATCTTTTCACGACTTTCATTAAAATCATAAAAGAAATAAGGAATGCGATTCTCAAGACAATACTTTACATCAGCAGGAAGATTCAGCGTTGAATATAAAGTAAGCAACAACTTAGCAGGGTCTTGCTCAAAACAAGATTTGTATGTTAAACGAGCCAATGCAGAGACAATATCTGCTAAATTAGCAACTTTACCATTAATCTCATAACGAATACCTGAACGAGAAAGTAAAACAGGACAGGAACCGATTTTAACTAAATGGTTAAAAGTGGGTTCAAAACCAGCCCCACGGTAATATCTTGTCTTTTTGGGAGACAGATAATTTCTCCAATAGTTTTCAATACCTGCTAGAATAGGGTCTTTCTTTGACCTATCTGGGCCAATGGTTGAATCTCTGAAGTTAAAAGTCTCACAATGAATCTCAGTTCTATCGTATGAACGACTATCATCGGGTTTTGCAATTTCAATTTTTGCCATATAATCACATCACATACATATTTTTATTATCATTATCACAATAATTGTGAATTTCTTTTTCTATTTCTTCTGCCAATAGCAATTGATTTCCGCAGACTCTACAACGAGTAGCGACCTGTTTATTCTTTCTCTTATTGAGAATATATTTTGGGTCTTTTTCTTTCATATATTTTCACCATCTTTTCTTTGATATTTTTTTCGTGAGTGCACACTTTACAATTATGTTTAGGGCATTCTTTTTCATGATACTCTAACATTTGTTTTATTTTTTCTGCCTCTTCTTTAAAATACTTATGAAATCCTTTTCGGATTGCTTCGTCATTATTCCAAAGAGTTTTTAGAAAGGTTTGAGAAAGTCTCCATATTTTTTCTTTATCATCTTGAAGAGAATGACAGACATTAATTGCCATTGTCAATCTATCAAGATTTGTATTATCATTATAATTGCACATTTGGATAATTACACTTTCACATTCCTTATAGGAATTAAAAAGCGTTGTCATATTCTCACCTAGATTTCACAAGCACCACCAGCACAGGCTAATTCGCCTGAAAGGTCAGTATTGTCTTGGGTTTCAACAACCTTAGATAAATCAACTTGAGTTAAGGTTTCACTTAGTTCCTCATACATTTTAGCATCACAGTCTTCAAACGGTGCTTGAGTGTAGGAACCACCATCATAGGGTAATACAGATAAGCCATTGTAATAATGCCGATTAATCCACATCCATTCCGCAACCTTCTCCCATTCATCTTCTTTGATAGAAATAGTCGCTGAAACATTGTGAGTATTCAAACCATCATTATGTCCTGCGCCGACCCAACGAATACTAAAGTTCTTGACTCGCTCCAACAAATCAAATACTGATTCGTGGCGAGTAATTGCACCTTCGGGGGCTTTTTGAGGAATACTAATAACTGCCTGTTCAATCGGATTAAAGAATTCATCTTCAACCAATTCGGGATGATTGCGAATCAAATAGTCATAAATGGCTTCGTTTTTACCAACTCTGATTCTGCGAATATAGTAATGATTATGCCAAGCGTGAATACCACTTGATGTTCCAAGAACAAGAGAAGTAGTTCCAGCAGGTTTAACACAGGTTGTTCGTGAAGCAGGATTAATACCAATTAACTTAGCAACACGCTCATTTTCTTTCTTGACTTCATAAGCGGCCATTTCTAAATCTAAATGCTCAACAACATTTGAAGCAATACCAGTCATAGAAACACCAAGCAAAGCATCTTTTTCTGTGTTCTTTCGCCAAACCTCACGAAGATAATGGAAATCGGTATATCCTGCTTGAAGCGTTCCGAGGAAAGCGGCGGCAGAAACTCTTGATTCTAAATCGGCTTGGTCAATTACATTTGAAGCATTTACCTCAGTAAGATTACAAAATTGATAAGGGCGCAAAGCGATTTCACAGCATGGGTTCGTTCCCCAGTCTTTATCATTATTGAAATAAATTCCAGGTTCTCCCGAACCAGAGGCTTTAATTCTGTTCCACAAATCCATAAAGAATGGTTTCTTTACACGGTGTCGTAGCAATACTGCTGAATTGTTTGCTCTGCCTCTTTGAGCATTGTTTTCCCACCAATTACCAGATTTACAAGCAATCATCTCATGGTCGTCTGCTGAAAACAGACTAATCATAGCCGCACGACGAATACCGCCGCTAAGAACAGCATCAGCAATATGACACATAATATCATGTGCTTGAATAGGTTTCAAGTTAGAACCATTAGGAATGTTTTGAAGCATACCTTCAATTTTAACGAGACATTCTCTCAATGGTTGTGGGCCTGGGGCTTTACCACCAGAAGTTTTCAAAAGAGAACCTTTTGGTCTAATATCCGAATAATCAAAAGTAGGAGTGGATGTTCTAATACCAGTATAACATTCCATTAGAATTTTAACTGCATCAGCCCAACCTTCTATTGAATCATTAACTAAATAGCGTCGTTGGCGATTAGGGTTGGGATGCTGAATAGGAGACATCAATTCCACATGATGTCTTTGAACGGAATAACCAACACCTGTTCCTCCTAACAAAAGAAACATGGCTTCACTAAAAGCAATATGAGTATCAATTGGCATATAAGCACAATTATACACACGGTTTGGACTAATTTCAATAGGCTTACCACCAAACTGCATTGAACGCATAGAAGGCAATACTTTCTTTGTTTTCACAAAATGAGTATAAACATCTACAATTTCGTCCTTTAATTGTGGGTAAGTCTTAATGTGCATTTGCATATTTCGCTCAACAATTTCATCCCATGTTTCTCGTCGGGACTTTTCTTCGCTAAACTTAGCGTATTTCATATGCACCGTAATATCTGATAGAATCTTAATGTTTTGTTCTTGTTTCATTTTTCAACACCTGTATTTTGTCCTTTTTGGCAAGGCATCTAAAGTTGTAAAACTAAAGATAAACGGTGTTTGTCCATCTGTCAAGACCCATTCTTTTTCTTCCAGAAAAGACCAATTCTTAAAATCAAGAATCGCTTCTTTTCCGTGTGTTGTGAACAAATCTTCAACAGAAGCAAACACTTGCCCTGCGTAGTCAATCCGAGTTTGTCCCTCGGCATAAATGTAGCCCTTCCGACCCGTCGCAAGGATATGACGGGGTGGGTAAAAATCGGGCTTCACAACTGCTAAACCGTTGAGCAGTAGTGCGTTTTTGGCATATTGCCAGCCCTTCAAATCAAGCATTAATTTGAGGGCATCTTCGTGAATAAAATTGAGTAAATCGGCTTCCATCACTCAAAAAAGGGGAAGCCGCCAGTTAATATAACTAACGACTCCCCCGATTGTGGGCAATTGAGAACAGGAAAAAATTACTTTCAGTAATTTCCTCCAACAATTGCAGGAGTCAAGTCCACCGATTGAACGGTGTCCCAGTTAATTCCTGCAATACTTTCTCTAGCAACCATTTCTCCGTCAATAAAAACCCAATGGGTCGGATGGTCGCCAATTTGCTCAATCACTTCAGATGAAGCGAGCATTAAGTCTGTATGTCCTGTTTCATTCAAAATTCTTAGTCTAATCATAATATCAACTCCTGTTGCATTCTTTCCTATCCTCAATCATATATAAAGGGCTTCATTCAAGGGGGTGGTCGCCAATGCCGATGATGTATGAGGCAATAAAGCCTCCAATCACAGGGATAGCAATACTTCCCAATACCAAAGCCAATCCAATTTTCGTATCTTTTTCCATTTTATTCACCTTTTAGTTTTTTAATTATTTCAATTGCCTCATATTTGGTTTTCACCTTTTCTTCATAACCGAGGGCTTTTAGGTTAAGAAGTTGCGTTTCCGTAGGTTTCATTTCATTATACTTTTCGTGTAAGAAACGAATGTCGCTATCAGAAAGAGATTTTCTCTCTTCCATCCTTTCTTTAATTCTAGCAAGCAATTTTAACTCATTAGAATGAGATGCCCAAGTTTCATCAAACATGGGCATATTGAACTGAGCGCAACCGAAACGGAAGGTTCGGCTTTGCTTACGAAGAAACAGTTTGTATTCTAACTGTTCCTTTCTAAACGCTTCCAATCGGCGTTCTTCTCGTTCACGCTCAAGTCTTTCCTGTCTTTCTCGTTCAATACGAAGTTTTTCCTGATATTCAGGAGACTCAAGGTATCGGCGGCGTTCTTCCATTCTTGCCTGTCTTTCGGCTTCTTGACGGCGACGGCGTTCAATTATTTCCTGCTTTCGTCGGGCTATTGCCGCTTTCTTCTCTTCAATTCTCTTCTTTTCTGCTAAGAATTCAAGAGATAGTTCAGTTGATTTCACATAGAACAAAGCAAGGTCTTTCATCAAATTATCATTTGGATAGCCATGAACTGTTTGTTGGTTCTTTGGGTTATCTGGGTGATTCCAACGCCAAACAATAGAAGCCATTTTATATCCAGTTTGACCGAATTTACCTTCTGCTCGCTTACGAATAGTGGTAATGTCTCGGTTCTCTTCAATTTCAGCATCCCAATATTGCCCACCCTTTTGGTGAACATTGTAATACAAGTCTAATTCACGAACCGCTTCAAACATCATTTCAAATGCTTGACCCTGTTCAGTCCACCATGCTTCTGCTTTCATGGACTTAATACGAACATCAATCCACTCCTTAATTTGTTCATCAGTAATCATGTCAGCAGGAATACTCAACTCCTGTGAAATTTGACGAACAATCAAATATGAATTGATGTGGTCGCTACCAACGCATTCAACATTTCCATTCTCTGTATTTTCAATACGGAAATGATATTTGATTCGGTGTCCACAAAGACACTTACCATATCCGTTTCTGGAATTAGTAATCCATTCGGGCATTCTTTCTTGAGGAACATAATAATCCGACCAAAAGACTTCACCAGTAGCAATCCATTCATGTTTTGCTTCTTCGTAATCATCTGCTACGGATAGTTCCACCATTCGCTCTTTTAAAACTTTATCCCACTTACCTTCACCTAATCGGCGTTTGACAGAAGTAATGTCCAAATTACTCCTTGCATTTATATGTTCATGGTTGTTAGCAGAAATTAAAACCTTTCTCCTCATAGAAATTCCCTGTCCTCTTTCTCAAAGTTATATTGTTCTTTCAAATATCCAGTTAGAATATCATCCATCTTTTCTTGTAGTCCTTCAATAATCCCTGCAATTACACGGCGATTAAGACTAATCCATAGTTTATGATACATATTGATTACCACTTTTGGTTGGTCTTCTTCGTTTTGAGTAATCACAATCGGCGGCATTTCATCAGTATCAATAATTCTAAATTCTACATTTGGTCTTGGTTTTAAAAAGGGTGTGGTCATATTAGCATCCTCCATTTTGCTTTTAATGAATCGGGGTGTTGAACATAATTAGATTCAAATTCACCGTTTTCATCATAGATAGGTTGTTGTAAATGTTCTTCACAGAACATTCTTGCTTCATTCGTCATTTGGTATTGATGAATAGAATTCAATTGAGCATTGAAAGTAAAGAAACGAATGTCGTGTTTCCTAAATGCTCGCTGAATTGTGATACATACAGAACGAATAAAATTAGTTGGTGTTCGTTCCAATGGTTCATCAAGACCATGTGCTACGATTGCTTCAAAGATTTCATCTGGTGATAAACGATTATACCTGATAAATTCATTGATAACAGCCGTTTCAATAATATTTCTTTTTGTAAACATATTTCTTCCTCATTTTCATTTTATGAGAGCCGTGAAAGTGAGTCCCACGACTACTTATAAAGAACGCAAAAATAGTGGCGGGCGTATCAGGATTTGAACCCGAATCTTCGGCTTAGAAGGCCAAAATGCTATCCTATTACACCATACGCCCATGTGAGCCACCATTCTCAGTCTTTGCTATAAAAGCCCCCTATTAAAAAGGCTTCGTTGATGTTCTTGGTATGAATGATATTTTCAATCCTTCCCAAATCATCAACTGCGCTTTTATCTGCTCCTTGAACAATAAATTCAGACAGAAGCAAAGCCAAGCGTTGTGGACTTGCGCTGACAATCATCTTAGACAATTGTTCAACCAAGTGGTCTTTGTATTGCATATGCGCCAAACAATCAAAACATTCAATTCTTTCAAGAACATCATGCTGATAGTTTGGAACAACATACCAAAGTTTTCCTTCACACTTTTCACAAGAGTCCATAAGAAACCCTCCCATATCGTGCGTGATTACGGCAATAGCCTTCACAGAAACTCTGTTCTGGGAAACCGTTGTTTGCTTTTGATTCAAAGACCTTCTTACATTTATTATTACTACAAATTACTTTTACTGTTTTCATTTTTATTCCTCCCAATTAAAATATTCCTCTGCAGGAACATATTCAGAGATGGTCATAGACATGGAAATAATGTTTAAAATACAATTAGAATCGTTATTTCGTTTACTCCATGCTTCTTTCATATCTTCTTTTGAAGAAAAGAAAGTAGTTATCGTTCTTTTTATTGTATTGTCATTATGGATAAGATTACCCCATTTGACTTTTATGTTCATATATTCCATCTTTATTCCTCCATAAGTTGTTGTGGATAACGAGGCTTACGAGCATTGTAAGCACGAACACCCACATTGTATTTCTTTGCATAATGGTTTGCAGGAAACCAATCGGGACGACGGTTTTTGCGCCATTCGGCAATACGCCACTTACCCTCAAGATAATAGTGGCGATAAGATTCAATTACAAAATCCCATTCATCGGTTTCAATGCCAAATTGAACTCTTGATGTGTTGTAAAACTCATCTCTATCAATGCGATATTTGTCATCCATAGCAATAGATACTGGAGTCAGTTCATTTATAGGATATGGATAATCATTAATCATAGGTGCGTATAAAGTGCAATCATGAATTCTTGATAGAGTTCCATGCTTTTTTTCGTAGCGATAAGAGTATTCATCACAAAGAGCCAAACCATGCCGATAAAGCCAACGAAAATTAGCCAAAGATTGCCTCGCCCAAATGGTTGAGGGGTGATTTAGCATGGCTGGCTTCATCAATTCCGACTCGGTGGCGAGGTGAAAAGCCTTAAGGTCTTTCAATTGAGGTTCTTCACCGTGTTCTTGAACATATTGCATATAAAGAATGTTAGTATGCAACATTTGACAGGTTTCAGTCGGCATTTTGATAATATGCTTATCAAGCATCTGTTGAGCCGCTTCAACAGGGTTTCGTGATAGTGCAAAGATATTCATTCAATACCACTCTTCCTCAAATTGTAGCAATTAAAACAGAATATTGGTTGCTTCGTTAAAGTCAATTTATTTACCTGTTTTAAACCCATGCCTGTGATGTTATTACTGAAAAAAAGATGTTTTGGTGTTTTAGCCAAAACAACACTACAATTAATACATTTAATTTCCATCCAGTCTCTTTCACTCATTAGCATTCCACCTCTTCGTAAGTGGCCTTGTTCATCCAGTATTGATACCAATACATAGAGAATCTCAAATCTCTCAAATTACGGATGGATGCGTTCTTTTTGAACTTAACAAAATCATCCTCCATACATTGACGAGAAGCCATAATATTAATTCTAACTTCATTTTCAAGCATGGGTTCATTAATAGGCCCATGCATTCTTTCTTGTTGTTTTCTTACTTGTATTTCTTCTTTCATAAAATCAACTCCGTGATTTTAGGTATGCTTTGTAGGAGTCCATACCTTGACTCCGATATAATTTGTAAAGCCTTGCTTCTCGTTCAGCAGTAGCAACAGGCTTCATTAGGAATTTTTTATCAAAGAACCGATGGCTCTCTGGTCTAAGTTTATCTTTCATTAATTTCATTGTTATCTCTCCATAAGAGGGCGAGGAAAATAGGTTCGTGCTGTATGGACACTATTACTTTTTTGAAATGATTTCCTATTTTTACTTGTAAAACCCCTATGCAGGAAAATAAAGGCTGGAATGTTCGTTCATCCGACCAAGGATAAAGAGAGAATTAGGTAGCACCATTTCCTTATTTTTTATTTCGCTTAAACCTGCTATCAAATCGGGGCGACCCCCGAAGTGAATATTACTCAATATTTAGTTTGGATTGTTGTCCATTCCAAGTGATTTCAATTGGAATACGATAAGTTCGTTCACCAATTGCACCGCATTCCAAACAAACAAAATGTTGATGAATCACATTGTATGGTTCTTCAACAGTCAAGTCCTCTGCGGTTAATTCATAATCATCGTGTTGGCAATTCATAGATGTCCCTCCAAATATTTTTCAAATAGTTGTTCAAGTATTGCATCAATGTATTTCATTCTTCTTCCTCCAATGCTTCTTCAACCGCCTTTCTCGCTCTTGAAAGAGGGCTTCTCCAGCCTCGTTTTCCTTTGGGATAAAGACTTTCATAACTTCTAAACCAACTCATTCTTCCACCTCTGGCAAATCCGTGTGTTCCAAAATGTCGTTGTCTTGAGCAAAGAAAGCAATCTCTTCAATCTCAATCTCTACTTCATCACGCCACTTATGCATAATAAAGCGCATAATTGCTTCGTTCCAAAACGGATATTCCATCAAGAAACATACCGTGTCATTATCTGACCATCTATCTGTAATCTTCATGAATTCTTTATACTTCATTCTTCTTCACCACGAAAAATAGTCGCTTCAATTTCTTCAAACCTCTTAATAAAGTTCTTTGCTTCGTATCGCAGAAGCGAAAGTAAAACTTCCCAATGGTCATCATTTTTATCATATCGCTTAAGTGCTTGAGTGGCATTTTCAATCATCTCATGCACCAACATTTTCAATTCATTATTCATATTTATTTCTCCTTTTTAGGTATAGGCATCGCACCTATCCGAGCGTCAAAATATCCAGATTGTTCACGCTTACACAATCAGAGCAGGGGAAACACGGCCCTGTGGATTATCAATTAATTCCAGGCTTTGGCCCGACAAAGAATAGATTTTGCTTTGCTCTCGTAATAGCAACATAACAAATGTTGTTTTCTTCATGTCCTCCCTTTGGGTGTGGCATTCTATCCGTAGCAAGGATATAAACATTATCTGCTTCAAGTCCCTTCGCTTTGTGGACAGTAGAAAGCATAATTTCTCCAACATCGGGGTTGTCAAAAACACGCTTAATTTCTTCAATGATGCCGCCAACCGTAGTTGCTTTACCAATAAAGATAGCAATACAATCTCGCTTATCTTCAAGAGCAAAGGCTTGAGACATTTTGTCTTCACTAACTAATCGTTCATAGTTGAAATCAAAGTCCTTTTCATACAATTGCCAGAACTCATCTGAACCCATGTGTTTATTCTTTGAAATCTTTTCAACGGCCATGATTAATCCTTTAGTCATATCACGACCAAGAATATATGCAGATTTACCCGCACTAATTAATTCGTAAAAAGCACCAACCAAAGGAGCGTTATATCGGCAAAGAACCATGTCGTCTGCTTGGGGATTAAAGGGTGCATTTTCAATGACACTTCCGTTAATCGCATCTTCGTGGTATTTTAGTTCAGGAACATATCTATTGGCTTCCTTAACAACCGATACTGGACAACGCCAAGTGATTGAGAGAGGAAAATCGCTGATTTTTCGCTCATCCTTTGAAAGACGCTGATGAAACATCGCAATTGAGTTTGAGTCTGCTCCACGAAAGCCGTAAATCGCTTGGTTTTTATCACCAACGATGATGCAACGGCCATTACCAACGCTTCGCATAATCAATTCACGCTGGCTTTCATTGAAATCTTGCGCTTCATCAACGAATAGAATATCATAGCGAGGAAGAGGATAGTTATTCACCAAAGGCAACCAAACCATGTCATCAAAATCAATCAAATGAGTTTGAGTTTTGCACAAAGTAAGGATGGCTGGCATGGCTTCAATAACAATGTTCATTTCTCGTTCCGAATGAAAGTTGATGTTATACTCACCAATGAGCCTGTGTAGTGATTTAATGTCCTTTGCATCAATGAGACTACCCTTGACTAAAGATACTAGTTTCTTCACAGGTGGTATGTGGAAGTCTTTTCCAAGAAGTTCCTTTACAATGTTATTCACTTTGAAGTTATTTACCTTCGTTCTAACTCCAGCACTACGAATTGCTGCAAATCCAAATGCATGGAAAGTTTTTGCTTCTACATTATCTGGTAGTCGTTCTTGTAATTCAGTAGCAATTGATTTATTGAAAGCCAAAAATGCTGCTTTGGTGTTTTGAGGTAGTCGGTTTGCGCCTTCAACAATAGTGAAGGTTTTACCGCATCCTGCACCTGCGCTAACAAATACATGGTCTTCTGTGTTTTCAATTGCATTCCAAATGTTTTCTTGTTCTTGTGTTCCTTTTATCATGTTTCTTTCTCCTGTAAATTAGGGAATAGGAGGAGAAGGAGGCAAAACCGAACTTAATCGGTCATACTTCGTTTGTTGCCCCTGCCTCAACTTCTCCGTGAAAATAGTGCTGAGAGCAGGATTTGAACCTGCGAACCGTTAAGGACAGGAGTTTAAGCCCTGCGTGTTTAACCATGCTCCACCATCTCAGCATTTGAATTTGTATAATGAAATGAGAATATTTACATTAAATGGATGGAAATGTGCAACCATTCGGCGCACTTCAACAGGGGCAGGGGTGAGCCGTATAAGACCCGTTCACCCCCCCTCATTCTTTGTTGGTTGTTTGATTAAATCCTCATCAATTAAACCTGATGAGGTAAATGAGCCATAAACAAAAGCCTACGACAATTGACCCCCAAAACAACCTTAATCGGACATTGTTTGGAGGATTGCACTTTTTCTTCAAACAGTAATGACTGGTTGAAATAACCCCATGATGAACATAGGATTCAAGAAGATGATTAGAACCTTCGGGAATATCAACGCCGCAGGATTGACAGATGTAATCCTTTTTTGCTTTAACATAGACTTCTTCTACTAAACGCATCAAATCACCCAAAGGAGGGAGAAGAGAGGAAAAGCCCGAAAGCCCCCAAGTTCATGCGCCTCTCTTCCCCCATTTGTGGAGAAAGGGAAGAATAGAAGGCCGTAGCCTCCTATTCTCCGTTGTTCAGTTCAGAGAACTGGAAATGCAAAGGATGAAGAATTAACTTCACTCTTCGGAGGAAAGGAGGGAATCAACGCTTCCATCCCAGTTTCCGTCCTTATACATCTTTCCGAGGTTGTTGCGGGTTCGCTTAACAACTGCGGAAGCGTATTCATTTGCATCCTCAAAAGCACCGCCACCAGACTTAATGTGCTTCATGGTGATTGCACCGATGATTTCATCGTGGTTAAAGTAGCCAATAGCGGCTTCTTCAACAACTCCGCAAATTCGGTCAATTGACACACGAACTGCGGCTGGAACAGCAGATTTCTGACCTCTTCGGAAAGGGGTTCCATCTCTGCCCTTCAAAAGTGCTTTCAAAGCACCTTCAGCGGCGGTTCGCTCATCAGGGTTGTTAGACCCAATTTGCAGGTTCAATTCAACGACTTGGCGCAATCCAGCGTCAAGCGAGGTGTCGGCTTCAAGGTATTCATTGACCTCAATAACGAGGCTTTCCCATTGTGTGTTGTCCATTTTTTTTCAACTCCGAGCCAGTTCTTGTTGGCTCTATCCTTTCCTCTTGTCAATGGTATATAAGGGGCTTCATTTTCAAGGATGGGGTGTTATTTTCACACCGACGAAGGCAGATTTGAATGCGCCGAGGGCAGATTTGAACTCCGATTGCACCGTCTTTCAATCGTGTTTAAAATGAATGAAATGATTTCTTTTATCCTTACTTTGCCCTAATGTAATTAATTGTTCAAAATGAATAGCGATTGAAAGACATTAACGCTACCACACCATGAGAACCTTTCTCATGTGTTTCGCATACATGAGAATCGGGGGTTATGCAACACAACCCTTTCAAAACTAAACGAAAACAGCATTTTGCCCCACCTTTTTCGCATTTCTCATTTTCGCATGGGGGGTCATGGTATTCTCTCCCTCATAATAGGCCACTTATGCAAGGACACATAACCCCTTAGTTTTAGAGGGGTAGATTTCAGACACAGTATGATAATAATGAGAATATGATAATATATGTAAAACATATATCTTCTGCTACACAACCCTCTCATTTTTGAGGGGATAGTGTTTCTCATCCCATGCGAACCCCATGCGAAAGAGCCAATACTTCATATTAATATTCATATTCATATTCGTATTCTTATACGAATTAATATAAGCCCAATTGGATAATACCCAGTTAGTCCGATAGTCGGTTGAGGTGTAATAAATTATACAAACTAATGCAGTTGAAGGTTATGTAAAACAACACAATGTCGCTTTCAACGATATATTCAAACCATATGGTTTTAGACACTTTGTAGAATAAAACCCTATATTCACCAATGGAGGCTTAATCATGTGCCAAAAGTGTGTAGAAGCCTTGACCACCATTAGCCCAATGATGAAAGCCCACCTCAAAGAACGGTTCGTTGAGTCCATGCACAAAGATTTGGCGGCTCTTGACCCTCATGTTCCTTTTCTCGTTGCTTACGAGGTTCACGCTGAAGCCCTCAAAAACACCGTTGATGCGGTTTTGATGGATGAAATCACCGACATGATGATTTCAGTTATGTTGGGCGATATGTCGGGCGTGGTTGAGATGTTGGGTGAATCTACCGATTTTCAAAAGGAGTGGGCTTGAATGAGTGAAATGTGGTGTCAATCTTGTGAACAATACAAACCCTCTCAAGGGGCGCATTGGATTCGTGTTTATCTGCGGATTCCGCCCTTTTGGGGTTCCCAACTTGAATGTAGGGAATGCAATTCTGCAAGGCCTTACTGAGCCTTCGGGCCATTAAAACAAAGTAAGACCATATGGTTGTATTGCTTTGCGATTAAAACCTTATACTGTATAAGCAAGCCCCTATTGCTTCGGGGGTCGCTCCCCCGAAGGGGATTGACCGAATACCCTTGTTGGTGGGGGTAAGGTGTGATTTTTCCTGTAGTGGGACACAAAGCAGTTATGACGGCCAAGCGGTATAGATTAATTGTTCCCTGTGAAAGCGACTAAGGCTCAAAAGGCGGTAGACTACTAATCTACTTCGTAAAATCAGCAGCATGGCTCTATAGAACAATAGAGCACCAAAAAGTGAGAGCGACCCAATCGCTTCATGCTTGGAGATACCCAATTCTTCATCCCATCCTTTTCATATTCCCTTGGTTGATTGGCCATAAACACCAATCGGAAACAAAGCCGAAACACAGAGCAGTAAAGCGCGAAAGCAACGAGTAGTCATTTATTGGCGCGCCAATTCTTGATGAAGAAACAAAGTAGTGGTGTGAGTCTCATTTGAATGGAGTAGGCGGCGTTTTACATTCACAGCCCCCGCTTGAGAGCAACTGATGTAGGAAGCGGCATAACGGCGAGCAAAGGCACAAACGGGCATATTAGTGCGAATATCAATAACAATGGAGACTTTTCCCTGCCCTGTTTGTTGCCCCCAAAATATATTGGGGTTAAACATTACATTTGCAAAGCATTAAACCATATGGTTGTATACTTTGTATTACAACCCTATATACTCAAAAGGAAATGTATTGTTGCTTCAAGGGGCTAACTTGAGCAACACCAACCGAAGAGGTGAAAAACATGAAGAAGAATAACTGGATTAGTAATGCAAACAAAGTGCGAGCATGGGCTGAAAATCAAGACCCAAGCGATAACTTGAGTGCTGTTATGCTTTCCCTGCAATTGGGAGACAATGCGGCCAATGACGACCTTCGTTCAACCTATTGGACTGCAATTCGTTCAATTGGTTCTACTATGGATGGTTTTCCACAGGCCCGTCGTGGTCGGGAAAGCAATCTTTCGGAAACGCAGGAACTTGTTTTGGCGACTGTGGAGGAAAGCGTGGCTTATGCCTTTGCTCAAATCCCTACTGAATTCCACGAACTACTCCTTACGGTGATTGTTCCACACGGGCGAACTGGTGGCGTTTATGGCTCCTTTGACGAATTGTGCGCTTCTTTCAAGAAACAGGCGCATAACTACATCATTCAATCAATGAAGGATGGTCGTGTGGCTATGACCAAAGACGGCGAATTTGACATGAAGGGCGACCTTCTGCAAATCATGCCCCGAACCAAGCCTGTTAAGGCTGAATCCAACGGAGGTTCGGAAGAAGAGTGATTGCAACAGGTTAGCCCCTTGTTGCCCCCTTTAGCCTTCGGGCTATTGGGGTTCGCCATTACATTAACAAAGTCTCAAACCATATGGTAAGAGGAACTTTGTGGCTACGCACCCTATATTGAACCATTTGTGCTTTATCATGTTCAGCCGCCAGCACTACCGACGAATAGCCGAAAACCTTGCAGATAACGCCGAGGTTCACCCCCGAACCATTGAAATCATCATTTGGTCGTTCAAATGCGATAACCCACGCTTTGATGCTTGGCGATTCGTTGAATATTTTCAAACGGAATACCTTGATTCACATGGCTTTGAATATCCCTTTGAAGTCGGAACTGAGGCTTCTTCACGCCTTTGGGCGTGAACGACCATATTCCTCATGCATGAGGCAAAACAGCCCGATAATTGGCGGCCCTCGGCCAATTCGCCCGACCCGACTGGAAAGAAACAGGGAAGGCAGGGAATTAAGACCACCTACGGAGAAAAGGGCTCAATTCTCCGTAGGTGGCAATTGGGGTCGTTTCACTTAATTGACAAAGCATATTACCATATGGTTGTAATGGCTTTGCCTGCACTTTAATTACAACCTTATACTGAATAGTGGGGTCTTGGTTGCTTCGGGGAGTTATGAAGCATCAAACCCACTTGGAGGAATTGATATGAATACGAAAAATTGGACGAAAAACACGAATGCCGTTCTTGCGTGGCTTGAGCGTGAAGAACGAGGTGATAACGGTAAGGCCATTGAATTGAGCATTATGCTTGGAAATGGTGCAGAGAACGACGATATGCGTTCTACTTACTGGACGGCTATCCGAAGTATTGGGAGCGTTTATGACGATTTCCCAGTCGCTCGCCGTGGTCGGGAGTCTTCACTTCCCGACGATGTGGAGCAAAATGCGCTTTCTGTGAAGAATGCGGTTCAAAATGCCTTTGCCACCATTGGTAGTGCTGACTTGATTTTGCAGGTCATTCTCCCTCATGGTCGGACTGGCGGTGCTTTTGCTGATATTGACGCATTGGCCGCTAACTACGCTGAGAAGGCGTATAAGGCTCTTTTGACTGGCTACAAAGAAGGTCGTTGGGATGGCTCGCTTGATGGCGATATGCCCAACATGACCCCACCAGCGGTTAAATCCGCCGAAGGAGGTCAAGAAGAGGAATGATGCGGATTAACTCCCCGTTGCCCCCTTTGGGGGGTTTCCGTGAACTGGCAAAGCCAAACCATATGGTAATATAAAACTTTGTGAGATATTACCATATATTAGAGGATTTGCGCTATATCATGTGCAAAGGCGGAAGCAAGAGCAAAAAGAAGGGAACATGACCTGTGCGGGGGGAACCCGCTTTCGCATGGCTTTTTGGGGGGAATCTTGGGGATTATTGACAAAGCACTACCATATGGTTGTAAAGTTGTTAATAACTACTATATTGGTTTGTATAACTGGTGTAGTTATTCATCATAGATGGCTGTAAATAATGTTTAAACAGTTGCGTAATGCGTTCTATAGAAAAGCGTTAGCATGAATCTAACGAAACGAATAAAAAGAAATGGTAGTTATTAACAACTTTTCGCGCTTAACAAGAACATACAACCATATGGCTTTGTTTCAAATTTTTTATTTTCTCTCGCTTTAAAGAATTATCGTTCAAAGCACCTATTTTGAATAAAAAGGCTTTAATTATGCAGCCCTAAAGCATTAATTTTAAATGTTCAAAGGTGAAACCGCCACCATTATAGGGTATGGCGTTCACCCAGTAAATGATACAGAATGTCTGCCGAGCAAGAGGCAATAGACAGATTAAACGAAGTATTCACAATAATCAAAGATACCCTAGAAGAAGCAAATAAAGATAAGCGAGATTCAAGGAAACTTACTGATGCAGAGAAAGCAGCAATATCAGAAATAACAAATAAATTAAAACAAGTTAGAACTAATTTATCCAATTATTTAAAAACATTTAGAGTTCAAACAAGCCTACAAGATTTTAACACGGGCCAAAACTGATAATCTTTAAAGCATATACTTTTTATCCTGGGAATACATTCTTTATCATTTAAATGAGGGCGCAAGTGGCAAAAAAATTCCGAGTCATTTTTTGAGAAATTTAAGGTGATTAACATGAATTGGGAAGATATTCTAAAAGCAAGAAATAACCCTAATCCAAGAACAAAGGCTTTAAAAGAAAATGCAAACAGAGAAGCATATAGAATTATGGAAAAAAGACACGGTGAAGATTTTGTTAGGCAATTTAACTATGGCCTAAATGCCATGATTGCCCCATATAGAAAAGAATATTTAAATTTGGTTAGATTAATGGAAGAACAAGGAATGTCTCCTGATATGGCAGAAAAGCAACCTTCGCCCTCAAGAGGAAGTGGGAAGTATTACAAAGAAACCAGACCTAAAGGTTCCCCTCCTCCATCCTTTACAAGATTTTACTGAAAAAAAATTCCGAGCCAAATTTTGAGAAATTAAGGTGATATTATGTGGGAAGATATGTTAAAAAACGAAGAACCTGATTGGAAACCGCAACTGGGGCGAATGCTCAGAGAAGCAAAAAAGCACCATAAGGAAGCCAGCAATTCCTTTTTCCGTTTGAAGAAAAAATTGAAGGAGAAAGACCTTTCCGAAGACGATAAAAGGTCAATTGATGTTGTTGATACTTTTATAACATATTTCCCTGCTGGTGGTGCAACCGTTCACGACCTTCTCATGTTCTTGGAAGAGCGTGTTTTGTAAATGCAAAAAAATCCGCCAAAAATTTTTGAGAAATTTAAGGTGATATTATGTGGAAAGATGAGATTAGAAAGCGAGCCTATAATGAAGACGACTTCTTTATGACGGAAGAAGCAGTTGAGGGGAAAGTTGGAGAAAAAATACAGGAAATGTATAGGATGGCAAAAGAACTATCTAAAATGCAGAATATGTTGAGTAGTCCTGACTTTCAACGGGGTTTTCCAAAGTATTCATTGAAAGAAATTGAGAATGCTCTAAAAGGGCTAGGTATGGCCGTTAGTGCTATGGAGAGTTTTCCTTCGTGAAAGAGGATGTGATATTATGTGGCAGAACATTTTGAAGAGAGGATTGGTGAATACCAAGAAAATTATAGAGCAATTCAATGGTAATTATGGTCAAAGGGTCGTTGCTCAAGAATTGAAGCGATACACGGATGAAGATAGGCTAGAGGTTGCCGGGGAGAAATTAGTAGATATTGATGTAAAAATGACGAAACTACAAGGTCGTGAAATTGGTTTAGAAGGAGACTTTGAATTAGAGTCGGGCAAGAAAGGCACTTTTGAATATACTAGTGAGTATTCCAAGACTGTTTCTTATCCTAACAAAAAGAGAAGATTTCCTGTTGAAGCCGCTAAAGAACAAGATGGTATGCCAAACTTCCCTAGAGGAAGGACGGAAATTGAATTAGATGGCGAGACTACGAATAAAGGGACAGGTTCTCTAAATGTGTTTTTAACAGATATTATAAACGCCGTGATGCAATCCTATTCCGAAGATTATGGGGATGGCCCGATGGCGGCTGTTCCTAGGACTGACGACGATGATGGTAGTTCCTTAGATTTTGGTCAAGGAATGGACAGAAGAAACTATGACCCTTACGGATATGGTCGTGGATTAAGAGAAGATTTCGGTAGTCGTAAAAATAAGGTTAGCAGTTGGAAGGATGTTTTGGGGGCGGGAAGTGTCGCTAGTGAAGAAACAAGGACAGCCATGAAAGTATTTAGAGAACTCAAAGAAGCGATGAAGGGATATAATAAGAGAATGGACGACGATTTAGAACTGGCCTTGACCAAAGAAGAGATTGAAGAGTATTTCCCAAGTATTGATTTAGAAAGATTGGAGGGAGAGGACATGTATAGCGTTCTTGGCCCATTTAGAATGGTTAAGTTTGGAAATGTTTCCGAAATTTCTTTCACTTTTGATGAAGTTCCTAACGCTAAGGAAGGGGGCTTTACTACTGCTAATGGTGCTAAATTTGGTGTCTATGCTAGCCTAAATAATAGAGTGATGGACAATCCCTCTATAGGTCAAAGTAGGGTTGAAGGGCCAAGTTTCGGTGATTTTAAGAGAGAAACGAATGCTACTCCTCAAGAGATAATGGCATCAACAGAAGATATTCGGAACTTTTTGAGACTTACAGAACCGGTTTTGAGGGGTTATCTTAAGCGTTCCCAAGAAGGAAAGTTTGACGAAATGGAAAAAATGATGGACGAAATGTATTGGTATAGGTGATATTATGGTAGATTTTAGAAACATCTTAGAACGCGGTAAATCAAACTATACGGTAGTTTTCAATAAACTATCGCCAAGAAACAAAGGTGTTTTTAAGGCAGCCTATGATTACATCAATGATGCTTTTCCTAAATTAGAAAACGAAGGTATTTCTGCTGATGATGTAGATACTATTATTTCTACTACTATTGGTGGAATGTTGTTTGGTGTAAATGAAACTTATAAAAAGTTTGATTTCAAACAAAATCCCGAAGAAACAGATGATGAACTTGATTTAGATGGTGAAGATAATCCTTTTGAAGTGCCAGATAATATTCTCTCTAAAATAAAAGACTTAGCAGAAGATGTCATCAAAGAAGAACTTTCTGAAATGGCTGAAAAATTATCCGAGCAATTAGGAATTAATTCTGATGAAATGATGGAAAAGTTCGCTGAAGTATTATCCTTACCAAGTGCTACAAACCTTATGGGATATTTACTTGGTCTAACTGCCTCATTTTATTACGATAAGGCACAAGAAATGGAAGAGGCAGATGAAAGAAAAGAACCTCTTCCCCGTGTTAAATTTGACGAAAGTGGATTCAGTTCCGCTTTCCAAGATGAATACAAGATGGAAAAATGGTTTGACAATCTAAGGAAGTGATTTCTTGGATTGGTTCTCTATTTTGAAGAATCAAATGGCTTCCACCAAAGGGAAGCAATTTCAACTTGATTTTTCTCAACCAATGGTTGAAGATGACGATGATTGTAAGCGTAAACTTATTAAATTATATGAGAAGTTTAAAAATAATTGGGATAATATATCTAAGCCTCTTGAAAATAGTATAGGTGGGAGGGTTATAGAACAAAATCTCAAAGGTGAACTTTCTTCAGTTTCTGAAGAAGTTTGTTGTGAGGTAATTAGATTATGGAATGAATTGCAGTATGGTATAACTGAAGTAACTTTAGATGGTTACTATGTTAGATTATATAAGCAAGTAACTAGTGGATATTTTGATAACAGAGTAGTAGTATATACAGGTATTTTAATAGACCGTAGAAATTTACCTGAAACAATATATAGTGTTGGATTTTCTATAAAAACCGATAAAGTAGAAAAAGAAACTGATGAATTTATTGATACTGTAGAAGAGTGGACTAATAGGGAGATGAGCCTATGAGTTGGTTTGATATTCTGAAAAACCAAATTTCTTCCACTAAGGGAAAGACATTTCAATTAGACTTCTCAGAGCCAATGGTAGAAGATGAAGAAACCTGTAAAGAAAAATTTCTTGCTATTGTTAAGAAATTTTGGGAATTAGATTTTAAACAGTTTTTGTTGAAAGATATTGGTTTTGATGATAGGCCTTATGTTTCTACTAACTATAAAGTAAATGATGGTAATAATTGGGAAGATGCTGTTGCTGTGACTTTTGCTAGAAGTAATCCTGAAATTGATATATTAAACGATATGCCAGAAGAAGTAGCCTGTTGGTTTTTAGAAAATCTGAAACGAAATGCACAAAAGAATTTTAAAATAAACGATAAAGTTTCAATGGCACAAGTAAGAATTGAAGAAATTGGAAAGACAGGAAGATTAGTATATTCTTTATGGTATGACTCAGATTCAGGAATAAAAATGGCTTTTCATACAACTATAAGAATTGAATCGGTTGCGTTTAGAAGTGATGATGTATTTAAGAGCAATGTTAGAAAATATGTAAATATTGAAAAAATACACGAAACAATTAGAAATATTGTAGGTTGATATTATGTGGTGGGAAATTCTAAAACGACAGGTTGCCTCTACCAAAGGCAAACAGTTCCAATTAGATTTTACTCAACCTATGATTGAGGATGAACCGTGCAAAGAAAAATTAAAAAATATTTTTAGAAGGGCTCATAAAAAACATAATTTATTGAACATAGATTTGTTTCTCAATGATATAGATAATTTGTCTGAAGAAACCGCTTGTCGGATATTAGAAAATAGAGGTAAGAGTGGCACTTTAGTCAAAAGACAAATTGCTTCCACCAAAGGCAAACAATTTCAGTTAGATTTTAACCAGCCTATGATTGAAGAAGAGGAAGAAAACTGTAAGAAAAAATTCCTAGCAGTTCAAGATAAATTAAAAAGTTTGACTATTGCAGGACTTACAAAGGCAGACGCGCATTGGAGTCCGTATGACCAAAACCATTTTTATGACGAAAAAAGAGACCCTATTGGAATGAGACCAGAACTGGGTATTTTTGTATTATTTGATGAAAGCATCCCTGATGAAATCTATTGTAAAGCAATAGAACAATATGAAAATACTGCTATTAGTAAAAGCATATTAGAAGATTATGGTAAGTATAGAATTCTTACGGAGAAAAGAACACTTGGAAAAAGTCGTGGGAATGAAGAAGAATATAATTTTGATAATTATACCTATGATATATCTATTTATTTGAAAGATTCCCCTGAATCACTTCCATTGGCGACTACTGACATAAGACATAGAATTTTCTATAAAGGAAGGTATGGAGATGATGGTAAATTAAATCCAGAGTTAGATGATAAACTTGAACAAATTATACAGGGGGCGTTAGTATTTTGAATTGGTGGAGTATTATTAAAAACCAGATTGCCTCCACTAAAGGTAAAACTTTCCAGTTAGACTTCAATCAACCCATGATTGAAGAAGAGGATGATTGTAGAAAACGCTTTTTTGAAATTATAGATAAAATAAATAAAGCCGAAAGAACAGATACTTCAATCCTTTCTACGAGTTCTTCACAAAGCACTAAAAAACGATGGGAAATAGAAACAGACTTTCCTGATTTTAAAAGGGTTCTTATAGGTTATCATACTCATAACATAGGAAACACAGATAAAATTCCCGAAGAAGTTTTTTGCAAGGCCTTAGAGATGTTGGACAGAAGAGCATTTGATAATATAACTAAACACGAAGAATTTAATAATTATACATTAAAAATTAATTTTAGAGATTTTAGTAAAATAAGACTGACTAAAATAAATTATGAAGTTGTTCCAGGAAATATGTCAATATACTTTGGTGTTGAAATTCGTGATTTAAACCTCGGTGCTTATTGCGGCTTTTTAATCTCACTATCTATTTACTTTACAGAAAGCAGAACAGCAGGTAGAGGAAAAGAAATTTATTTGCTTAGTAAAAATTTAAAACAAACAATTGAGGAATTACTATGACTTGGTGGAGCATTATTAAAAATCAAATCGCTTCAACAAAAGGTAAAACCTTTCAGTTGGACTTCAATCAGCCTATGATAGAAGAAGAAGACAATTGTAAGGAACGCCTAATTAAAATGGTAGATGTTCTTACTAAACTTGATTTTAGAGATTACTTTAGATATCCCTATAAAAATATAAAGATGCCAGTTGAGGACTTTAGAACATTAGGTGAAGGAGAATATGTTTTTGAAACAGGAGAACCTGAAAATGAAACTTATATAAGATATAGACTTTTTAATAAAATACTTGAACCCTTTAATAATATAACTGAAGAAGCCGCTTGTTATATATTACAGGAATTAAAGAAACACCCAACCAGTAATTTTGGGCTTTCTCGCTTTAGTGCCGATGAAGACACCTATATTTTTCATTTATCAATTAGTGCAGACCTTCTTCCTGGGAATTTTAATATCAAAGGTGGAGGCACATATGTTGCTTATCTTTCTATTGATTTACTTGACCACTATGACCATTTTATTCACGAAGTTTTTGAAAATGAAAGGTTTGAAGGAGACATTAGCAGAATCTTTGCCAACGCTTGAACATGAAGTGAGCAAGGTTGATAAGGTCAAGAAACATCGGTTAGGTTGAGGTCGCATCTATGAGTTGGAAAGACATTGTTCGTAAAGGCGATTGTGATTGTGAAGATTGTAGGAAAAAACGATTTGAAAAACAATTGTTTGAAAAGAAGGGTGCAAAGCCAGATTATATTGATTTGGACAAAGATGGCAACACTACCGAACCTATGAAGGAAGCCGCTAAAGATGCAAAAAAGAAAGAGGAATAAACATGACTCGTTGTTCCTATCTTGATTCGTGGTTTGATTCGCAATCTAAAAAGATTGACGAAGAAGAAAAGAAAACCAAGAAGTGTTTCGCTACGGGTGGGAAAAAGGAATGAGTTGGAAAGATGTTCTCAAATACTGTGAGTATCACAGAAATCCACCCGAACCTATTCCAGCAAAAGAAGAAGAAAAGATGGCTGGAGCAGTAACGACCGCTTCTGCACCTGCTATGTTTAATCAAAAGGCAATCCGCCGAAAGAAGAAAAAGGAGGATGAAGAATATGCCTGAAGATAAAAAGAAGGCTCCAAAAAAACATAAAGGAAACTCTCTTGACCAAACCTTTGATAATGAAAGGTTTGTTGAAGAGTTTAATGAATGGAGAGATAATTGTCTTTCTGTCAGCGCAGGTGATATGAGAGTCCAAAGAGTTCCATCATTATATGCTTTTCTTAAACAACACATTAAAAAGGCAAGAAGTAAAAGCAGAAATAAAGATGTTGAAGGTCAAGGTGTTGCTGATATTTTGACTGCAGTTGAAGGTTTTGTTGATAATGAATTATTGACTACTGGAAACATTAAAACAATTAAAGCCCTTGCTAAGACATTAAAGGGCATGAAAGGAACTGGTCATGTTATTGGTGAAAAGTCTCCAGCATTTGACCCTGCGTTCATTTTATTCACAGATAAACCTGTTGGTGAAGGTGAGCAGAAAAGAAAGGAAAGAAAAGTCCAAGGACATTATGCCACCGAAAGTTATGCAAAGAAGAACAAAGTGCCAAAGGCAGACGATGAATGGTTTGCTGGAAAAAATCCGCCACATCAGGCTCTTTTCTCAGAATCTTCAACAAAGTTCGCAAGACCAAGAGGACTTCTCCATATTTTAGAAGATATTGATAAGCCAGAAATTGAAGACTTGGGCATTGAAAATTTATCAGGTATTGATGCTGAAGAATTAGAAGACCTCAGTTCAATTCAAAGTTACTTTAATAAAGTTGTTCGTAATAATGCATTTTGGAACGCAGGTGGTAGATTATTAACTAATAAGGTTAGAACAGATTTTAAAAATCAAAAGTTTAGACTAACCAATAAAGACCAGAACATCGCAAGAGAACTGGCTAAACTTGGGCCAGCAGACGAAGATAATTCTATTGCTGGTGATATTGCTATAGTTTCATTTCCAAAAGCAGTAGGTAAAGAAGTCTTTATTGAATTAGTTGATAGAGCCTTAAAAAGAAAAGGAACTAACAAAGCACCGAATGGTTTTCGTGCGTGGCAAAATGATACAAGGGGTGGTTTTGATTACAGAAAGACAGCCAAAGAAAAATATCCAGATACATATCAACATGATGACTTTAAGTTGAATCCTAATCAAAAGGTTATTTCTAAAATGTGGCAACAGGTTTTATGGAGAAAATAATATGTGGAAAGAGGTTTTAAAGATTGATATGGATGAAGCCCGTAGATTAGGAGAAAAATATGCTCCCGAAGATATGGAAGAAGCCAGCCTTAATAGAAATATGGTAAATACTGGTAAAGAGATTAAAAGACATACCAAAATATTTAAAGACATAAAAGAAAAAATTATGGCAAATAAGAGCAAGATTATCGCAAAAGAGCCTACTGTTTGGCTTGCTATGCAAAGCACATTAGATTTGATGGAAGAAAGTATCGGAACTGATGAATTTATGATGTATCGTAGTGGGCTTGTGAACTTATCAAGAGGACATGACATTTTTTATAGGGGTTCTCCATAATGACAGTTAATCGCAAGCGTTGTGGTCTTTGTCAAGCAGACAACCGAGAAGAGTTGGAATCCCTTCTTGAGATGGGTTCAATGACTTGTGATGATATGGATGCACAACATGGATGGAGAAGCGGAACTGCCGCACAACATCAAAGAAACCACATGGGGAATTATGAAATGTCGTCAAATCCTCGTTGTGTTCTATGCACAGACCCCATGAGGAAGCACTACGAACTTGCGATTAAAGAAGGTAATATCACCATTGAGGCTGTTTCTTCTGCGCTGAACACCACAAAAGAGCAGGTGCGTAGGCACATCAAACACCACTTAACGCCAATCGTGCAGGAATCCGCCGCCATGATGCTGGCGAAAAAGGAAGTAAATGAAGTTGATTTGCTTTCAAACAATGTGCAAAAGTTAGATATGCGTTTAGAGCAAGTCTTCAACGATTTGGGGAATGACCTTGACCCTAAGATGATTGACGCTCTTACCAAGTTAGCAAGAGATTAGAGAATCTTTAAAGTATCTTATGGAGTTCAAGGGTAAATTGATTCACAAGAGACAGGACACGATTATTGTCGCACAAATGCAAATTGTTCAAGAAGTGTTAGCACAGAACAATCCTGAGATTTGGCTGGATATTAAACAGAAGATGCAGGAGAGATTACAATGAGTTGGAAAAGCATACTAAAGGGAGACTTCCCTAAAGAAATAAAACATGATGGAATAGAATATTATGTTGTTGAATATTTAGAAGATGGAAAAAAAGGAGTATATCGCACAGATGATAAAAATGCTCCCGACCAAGTATTAGAGTTATACTTGGATGAGGCTAATACTAAGGCTTAAATGCAGGAGAGATTACAATGAGTTGGGAAGAAATTTTGAAACTAGACCCAAATCAAATTGATTTTAATAAATATCCTGATATTAGCAATTCTATTGCTATTTTTAGAGAGATGCAAGAAGAGTTTATTGAGGCCGAATACCAAAGACAAAAAGAACTTTTGGAAGAAACAATTGATGATGCTCTTAATCAATTAACTCAAGAGAATTTAGATAACCCCGATTTTGATATGACTGAATTATTGAACAGTTTAAGCAGACAAGAAGATTTTAGAATACAGGAAAGATTACAATGAAGTGGCAGGACATTATTAAAAGAGGATATGCAGGAAGAGGTGATGCTTTTGATTTTAAAGAATATGGCGCATCCCCGACAAAAAGACAGGCTCTAAGAACAAAAAAACCTGGAAGAATATATGCTGATAAGCCAAGAAAACCTCTTTCTCCTGAAAGACGACAACAGGCTAATAAAAAAGCAGCAGAAACTAAAAAACTCAATGAAGAAAAAAGGCTAAGAGAAGAAAAAGCCAGAAAGGAAGCAAAATACACAGGCGGTCAATTTTTGGATAAGCCTGTAAAAGAAGAAGAAGAAAAAGAACCCTTTAATCCTTTTAATGTGTAGGAGAGATTACAATGAGTTGGGAAGATATACTGAAAATTGATACTAGCAAAATGACCCCGATTAGGGATGGAGTCGCTATTGGCGAAGCAAAAGAAATGGTTCAAAATCTAGCGAATGAGAAAGGAAAGACCCACTACTTAATTCGCTTGTTCGGAGGAAGACTTCTATATTTCACCGATGAGTCTTTAGCAGAGCAAACAGGGTATGGGCGTAAGTTGGATAGAGGAAACAATGTCTTGAGATTTAAGCCTAGAAAGACTCTTAGAAAGGCAGATTCGGTGTGGGAATAGGAGAGATTACAATGAGTTGGTTTTCAATTATTAAGAAACCTCTCCCGTTTATCCCCGAAGATAATATGCCATCTTACTTTCTCTTCCCTGCTTTAATGGATGAAGGTAATTTCAATACAATTTTAGATAGAATCAAGACTTCGAAAAAATTCGTAAAGAGTTTGAGAGGGACGCTTTCTGCTCTAAAGGACGCTCCTGAAAAATATTATGAAGAATATGATACAGGCGAAGCAACATTGGAACAATTTACTGAAAGATTTAATAAATTAAAAGAACTTATTTCAGAAATTGAACCAGATAAGAAGTATTTATCAGAAAATGAAGCAATTTCTCAACTAAACATGATAAGAGATTTGATAAATAATAAAAAACCCGATGAAGCCAAGCAAGAATTTTCTGAATTCAATAAAAATACTCCAAAATATAACACAAAATTAGCATTTTGGTCTAATAAGCCAAGACTTCAACAAAAATATTTGTTTGTAAGCAACACATTAGGTGCAAAAAACTACATTACCTTCAAAAATCCACCAAAAAACAAAAATTTACTAAGAATTTTTGCTGAACTCATCGGTGGAGAACTAAGTGAAGACATTATTTTAACAGATTTTGAGAATTTTACTCAATTACAAGAGAAAATTCGTGGAGATTCTGGAGTTTCACAGTTTTATAGCGAACATTTTGCCCCTATTCTTGGAAAAAGGAAATCAGTTGGGTTAAATTTTGTTGAAGGAGGCAAATCTTCAAAAATTCCTGATAATTTCCTCATTTCTGACAAAAAATTTAAAGCCAAAGCGACATTTGATGCAAACGATGTATTTAAATTCATAGATGTTCTTAATTCTGGCAAATTTGCTGGAAAAAAGGACAAATTTCTTCCAAAAGAGTTTGATAGAAGTGCTTTAGGGCCAAATATAGAGGATGAAACTGTCCCAGATATGCTATTTTTAACAAAAAGCGGTAGTGGTGCTAAGTCGGTTGCCTTGAATCCTATGGCTTCTTTAATTCTTAAAACTGAGTTTAAAGAAGATTGGTTTTCTAATTTCTTTAATGAATTTCGTATTAATGAAACACAGACTGATGGAGAGGCTGAATTAGAAGTAATTGATGATATTACAGAATCTATTTTTCTAGGACAGGATAATTCTCGTAAGTTTAATGTAAATGTCAGGCCTTTTATTAATGAATTAGTTGAAAATAAAAGCAGAACAGATACTAAAGCAGCAAGAACGGCAGTTAGAAAAGAAATAAGAAATCAAATGCGACTCTCTAGAAACATTAAAAATATAGTTAGTAATACAAAAGATATCTCAAGAAGACAACAATTAACCTTTTTGAAGGATTATTTTACTGTTTCTGAATTTAAACAATTGAAGGCTACTATTGAAAAGATATATGATGCTGACGACTTAGAGTATCAATATATTGATTATTCAGGAGAAAATGTTGAAGAAGATGAGATGGGCGACCTTGCTTTCTATGTTCAAATAACATTTGATGATGGAATAAGAAAACTTAATTTAACCCCAAATACTATTATTGAAAAAATACCTGACGATGTTTTAGAATTTAGTAATATTCCCAAGGTAAGAGATTTAATTACAGGCTCTTCTTTCCCTGAATTTGTAAAACAAAAGGCAGATGAAATGGATAAACTAATTAATTCTAAAGATGTTGGTGCAAGTCCTCTTGAACAGTTAAACCCAAAGAATTTTATCTCTTTTCTTTCAAGAATGGCTGACCACGCATTAAATGACATGACCCCGAAGGAAGTATTTAAGTCCGTGAAGGCCAACCCGCAAAGCGAAGAGGTCGCTTCACGGCTTCAAGACTTGGATAAAAAGATTCCTGATTATCTGAAAAGAATACGAGATGCGATTATTAAGGCATTTGAATTCCAAATGAAAGATATTGCTGAAAATTATGAAAAATACATGACAGGTAAAAATGTAGAAAATACAACCAAAGCACTTAACGCATTTAAAGAAGAAGGACTACTGGAGGACTGAAAATGGTCGTTGTTGAGGGTGTTGAAATTGAAGACAGTTTTCTTAGTGAATTGAGACAACTGCCTTTTGATGAACAGGATAATTTTAGAATCAAATATACTGAAGAAGTTATTAAGCCTAAAGTTCAAGAAATGACAAATGTTAAAAAAGTCCGTAAAGCAATATTGTATGGTATTAGAACATATATTACTGATTATTTAAATAGAGAAGGGACTAGCGAACCAGCACAACTTGAAAATAAACTAAAAAGAGTATTAAATATGCGTATTACTTATGGTGGAACGAGGGTTGATGCTCAATATCTAAATAAACAAAACTTTAGCGATTTATCTCAATTAAAAATTGGAAACCCTGATGAGAGTGTTCTTGAATTGAACAATGCTCAGTTTATTGATTCATTAAATCTTACTGAGCGTGGTGAGTCCAATATTAGGGCAATTATGTCCAAATTAAAGACTACTTTTACAGAAGCAGAAGTATTTCAATTAGATGTTGATGCAAGATTGAAAATGTTTTTAGGTGCGCTTGATATTTCAAAGAAAGACAATAGAGAATCTGTGTATGAATATTTTGAGAAACTAAACCAGTCTGCTCTTGATAAATTCATTGAAGATGGGAAAAAATTCTTTGAAGCAATTAAAACAATGCCTAATCCGTTTCCTAAAGATATGCTTCAAGATGCCTTAGAAGATGATAGAACAGAAATTACTGAGGGTGAAGGGGATAAATCCCCAAGACAGGATAAATCTCAAGCCAAAAAGATAATGGAAGAAGGAAATAAAAAGCATAAGGAATTTCTTGAAGATATGGAAAGTCTTTCAAAGTTATTAGATAATTCTAAATTAGACTATATCGCTGTCTTTAAACCAGTTGAACAAGATGTTATTCCTCCTAATTTAAGATGGTATACCCAAATCGCTAAATTGGCTTCTCTTAAAAGATTAGTTGATTTAAGACCACCTGAAGAGGGAGGCAGAACATTAGATGACCCTCCTGAAGAATATTCTGAAGGAATGGATGAGGATGAAAATTGGAAAGAAAATGCTATTGTTGATGCTATTGAATCCTCAAGAGCAATTGATAGTAAATGGGAAGAATCTTCTACTCTTGATTTAAGTGTAGAAGATGTTGGTCAAAAGGAATTGGATGCAGTAATTTCGCAAGCAGAAGAGGATTTACAGAACCTTGACCCTCTTCTCGCTCTTGAATACTCAAGAAATGATAGATTATTAGCAATCACCGAAGAAGGAGATGAAGCACTATATAGTCTTCTTTCTGGGGCAAGAGAGGCTTTAGAAAGTGATGAAATTGTTTTAGATATTGACTTTGATACTGATATTGATGATTGGATTGAAGAGTTTAGTAATACAACTGTTATTGATGATAGAGAAGAATTCTATTTACCTATTTCTGTTTTAGAAGATGGAGATATGGCTAATCTTTACAATGAAAAAGATGTTAGGGGAGCAGAATTAGAAAACATTGAAAATATTAATTTTTTCTTTGAAGAATTGGCTAATTTAGTAAGTAAAGAACTTCCGCAATTGTTAAACTTTTACCGTAGAGGTGGAAAGGCTTCTGCTGGAACAGATATGAGAGAAACCTTTAGAGGTTTTAGAGGAGAATTAGCAACATCAGTTAAAGAAAATGAATATGCTAGACAGAAAGGAAGAGATGCTCCTTTGATTGGTCTAAGTGAAGAAGTAAAGTCTGCTCTTGTTCAAATGTTGGAATCAGCAAATGAATATTTCTTTGAACCTGCATTTACAGGAAGAATGGTTGTTGTGATTCCAGACTTTGTTTCCAATGTCGGTGGCCGAGTTATGCAAATGCAAGGTGCTAAATTAGGATTAGAAACTGTAATGAGTGGGGCTTATTCTGTTATGGCAAATGCAAGAGTAGAAGATTTAACAGGAGATATGTTAAGTCCTATTTCGGATTTCTTGGAAATGGCTTTCCTTAAGAGCATTTCTATTGATGGACAGTTAATTGATGCTGGTGAGAAAGCAGCGAAAGCATTGACTCAGATTTTTGAGAATAAAGAAAGAAATTATGATTATGTTGCTGCTTTGATTTCTTACTTAATGGTTCAGACTGGAGATTTTAATTTGAAAGATAATAGTCTTGATGGAAAGACGATTGAAAGTAGAACTGAATCTTTCTATGAAGATTATCAAAAGGGCAAAGCATATCCCATATTTGCTTTACCTTATTGGCTTGATGCAAATACTGGGGCTTTTACTGCAAGGCAAAGAGATAAAAGAACAAAGGAAGAGTATGATAGGCTTCTAAGAATCTTCCAAGAGGTTCAGCAGGATTTACCTATTCTTTTGAGAAAAATGTTGAAAGCCCACGATGTAGTAAGAGAACAGTTGGGCAAGCCCATTGTTTATGGTTTCATGCCCTTTAATGAAGTTGGTTTTGATACAATTATTAAGAAAATGCAAGTAGAAGAGAATCTTGATTTATCTTCCTTTGAGGTAGAGAATATTGTTAAGGAAATGGATTCTCACCAGAATATTTCCAAAGAGTTCGGTATTAGCACAGAGCAAGTTTATTTAATCAAAGCACACTTTAGGTGAAGTTATGGTTTCAAAGTTTTCTGCTGCTGATATTTCCTTTAGAGAAATGTCTGAGGATGATGCAGTAAAGGCTTTTCAAGACGATGGCTATTTTGATTATCAAAAAAGAAGAATGCGCTATCGTTCAATGTCCCGTGATTCTTCTTGGGCTACTGCTCCTGCAACAATGTTTGTTGCTTATTATGAAGATAAACCAGTTGGTGTGATTGGATTTTCAAAACACAAGGGTAAGTTGCTTGGCGCAGGTATTCATGTAAGAGATGAGTTTAGAGGTCGGGGTCTTTCGGGAATATTAGTTGATAAGATTATTGCAGAAAAGGGTTCTAATACTTTATATGTGAATATTGCGAATGATAAAATTGCTAACACATATAGAAATAGAGGGTTCGGTGATATGAATATTAGTGAACTTCCTGAAGATTCTCAACAAGATTTAGAAGGATTAACTTATGCAGACCAAGTTCAAAAGTGGATGATTCATAAACAGGCCAGTTGGTTTTCTATTCTTAAAAAAAAATATAATTTTCAATTTATTAAAGCAGCAGTAAGAAAAATTGTGGAAGATTTAGACGGAAAGGGTATTGAAAATAAAGACCTAATGAAAAGAATTGCAAAAGAATACCGAGAACTTATTATCGCATATGGAAATCATTCAGAAAAGGCACAATTAAGAAGAATAAAAGATAATCATATGACATTTATGCCTTATACTAAACTTATGAGAAAATATGGTTATTATCCAAAGGCTAAGCAGGGTGTTAAAGGTAATGTCAGTCTTTATGGTCTGTCTAGCACCTCTCCTATTTTAAGAACTACTTATTGGACTATGGGCAAAGAGGAGTGAAATTAAATGGAAGTGGAGGCGTTTAATTTTGAACATGAGATGGATATGCGCCTGTCCAAAAATTCTTTTCCGTATTTTTTCCAAAATGTGCTTGGTTTTGACTTTCCTTCTTATATTCAAGAATGGCATCAGTTAATGAATGAGACACAAAGAACAGTTATCATTTGTAGTCGTGACCACGGTAAATCTGTTTTTATGCATTCATGGGTTGTATGGAAACTTATTTTTGAAGAGCCACCATATCAAATGCTTTATATTTCTTCTAACCAAAAGCAGACTCTCGTTCACATGAGAGATATTGATAAGATGTTCACCCACCCAATGCTCAAGAAATTCAAACCCGCAAGAGGTTGGGCTATTGGAAACATTACATTAACAAATGGAAATCAAATCCTTGAGCGTTCTGTTGGTTCACAGATTCGTGGTCTGCACCCTCAAGAAATTATCATTGACGACCCTTTGAAAGAGTTTAGTATGACTGGTATTCAAAAAGTGACTGATTGGTTTTATGGTGATATGATTCCTACACTTCACCATACTGCATCTTTGCGTGTTATTGGAACGCCGTTCAGTTATACAGATATTTATCAGCAGTTATCAGAAAATGCTGCTTATACCGTTAGAACATACCCATGTTTAAATGCATTAAACGAACCGTTATGGCCTGACCGATGGAACTATGAAGCGTTAATGGCTCGTAAGGCAGAAGTAGGTTCATTGATGTTCACACGGGAATATATGTGTGTGCCTATTTCAACAGGAACTTCTCTCTTTAATCCCGAACATTTAGATAATGCAAAGAATAAAGACTTAGTTTTAAAACCTTTGAGAAGAGACGGATATAAATACTTTGTTGGTGTAGACCCCGCTATTTCAACAGATGGCGACTACAATGTGATTACTGTTATTGAAATGGATGAAGATGAAAATAAATCTATTGTCTATGTTGATAGGTCTAAAAATGTTCAATTCCGAGAGAACATACAGAAGGTAAAATTGATTGGTCAATTGTTCCGACCCGAAGTTATCTTATTTGAAACAAATACATTTGCAAAATCATTTACTCAAGAACTTCGTCAAGTTGCAGATTTAAATGTTCATGACTTTGATACGACACGAAGAAAGAAACAAGAGATTATTCTCAATTTACAAATGACACTTGAAAACGGTAAAATCAATTTCCCTTATGGGAACGAAGAGAGTAGGAGGGTTTCATCCATATTGATTGAAGAAATGTCAATGTTTGCGATTACTGAGCGAGGGAAATTTGAGGGAATCGGGGCGCATGACGACATGGTGATGAGTCTTGCCTTAGCGAATGCCGCCACCTATCAAGCCTCCGAAGCGTTTATTCTCTTAGATGATTTGGGGTTATTTGACGATGGCGGCGGAGGTCAAAACCCGCAAAGAATGAACTCCATAGGCTTGAACTTTTGAGGTATTTATATGACAGAACAGGCAGATAAATACCGACAAGCGGCTGAACAAATGAACCGTTTGGCCGATTTAGATGAAGAAGAAGAAGAAATGAAAGATAACATAGAAACAGAACTTGATATTGAAATCAAGTCTTTCTTTAACGGTTCTCATGTTATGTCAGAGTATGATGAGATTAATAAAATTTCAACAACTTACAATCTAAACGCTACTGATGCTAAGAAGCATATTCCTGTTTTTCCAGATACCTATGTTATTCAAGATAAAAGCATTCCTGACTTGATTAAAAAGATGAGAATGTCAAGAAGAAAACTAAAAGGAGAACAACGAGACAAAATGTCAAAAGCAATTGATACTATGATTGATGCTTATACTGACCATCTAAATAAGTGCATTGATTCAATTACATGGCTATCGGAATACACGGCCCCTCTTAAAAAAATGAGATATAATGAAAAAGATTTACATAAACTATACAAAATGAAAACCATTGATGAAAGAAGGGAAGTTGTTGATTCTCTTTGTAAATATTGGGAGGCTGAATTAGAACAGAACGGAATGGCTTACTCAAAGGAATATAGTGAACTCTCAAAAGAAATGAAATTAGCAAAGAGACAATTTAGAGAAGCCTTATCAAAAATCACCCAACAGTCATTAACTAAATCAAAGAAAGAAAGACAGGAAGATTTTATTCTTAAAACTGTTTGTGAAAATCCAGGAATTAGTGCTCAAGTTATTCATGAAAGAATGCCTACATCATTAGCAAAAATTTCAAGTGCTAATTCTATTTCAAAGATGGTAAAGAAATTAGACATTTCATCGGTTGGTGGTAAATACTATAAAGTTCCATCTATGATTAAGAAAAATATTTGGGCTTATACTGCTGCATTTATTGATTCTGATGGCTATATTACTCTTGACCGCAATATGAATCCAAGAGTAGGATTAGTCGCAACAGGTGAAAGAGGTAAGGCTTTTATGCAAGAAATGCATAAATCAATCGGTTTTGGTCGTATGCACTTAGACCAGAAATCACCGCAAGATACTCGGCTTATTAATAGATTGAACTTTTATTCTCAAGATGATGTATCTAATCTTTTAACAAAGTGTCTTCCCCACTTTAGATTAAAGAAAGGAAATGCTGAACTATTACTAGAATTAATTCGCATGAAGAAATCATATAAGAAAGCCGATTGGTATAAAGACCGTTGCGATGAAATCTTCAAACTTATGAAGTGGGAAAACCATAAAGACCATGTGGGCTTTGACTGGGCTAAGGAGGGCATCGTCCTTGACGATATTCAAAAGTATAAGGATAATTGTAAGATTTCTGTAATGGATTCTCTTGAGCAGGTTGGAACAATTATTAAGTCAAGGCAGGTTAAAATTAAAAATATTCGTCTTGATGATAAAGAAGAAACTATGAAAGAAGATTTCACCGTATCTTTAGAAAGCCTACAAAGTCAAGGAATTCCTATTGATGAAGAGCAAAACTCTTGGTCGCAAAACTATGATGTTATTCAAGATTATTTAGAGGATAAATATAAAAGTTTGGTTTTTAGTTTTGACTACAATATAGAGTGATAATATGCCTCGTAAACATTATGATGTATTTAAGCATAAAGTAAGAACAAAACTACCAAAAAGAATTAGATATGCTACTGTTTGTAGAAGATGTAAAACAGAAATTATTTCAAAAAGATGTTTGACTTGTAAAATTGAGGAAGCGATGTTATGGACAAAACCATATTAAGTTGGTTTTCTGTTCTTAAAAAAAGAACTTGGGGTGGAACTCTTTCAAGAAAAAAAAGTAAAATCTTAGAGAGAAGCCCAAAAATAAAAATAGATATTCCAAAAATGAGTTATCCAAAAGAAGAAACTGAGATTCCTAAAATTTTAGCAGTAATGAGAAAAAAACAACTAACACCAAAACAAATGAAAGATTCTGATTTAAAACCTGAAATAGAAATGCTCAAAATAGTTGATGCTGATAGAAAAGATTACGAAGATTTTATGAAAGATATTAATTATTATGCTATCTCTTTAAAAATGAAATATCAAAGACCAAGACCACATGAAATATCTGATAAAATTAAAACAACTAAAACAAAAACAGACGATACCCCTGCATTTCCAAGTGGACACTCAATGTTGGCTCATGGTTTAGAAAAAGTATTAGGGAAAAAATATCCAAACAAAAAGAAAGAACTCAAAGAAATGGCAGATAGAATTTCTTTATCAAGAATGCAAATGGGAAGTCATTATCCAAGTGATATTCAAGCAGGAAAAAAATTAGGCTATATGATAGGTGATAAATATGATTGAGTGGAAAAATATTCTTAAAGCCACCCGTGGCGCAGCAAAAAAAATAAATCACCCTGTATTTACTCAAGCGGTTGAAAATGTTACAAAGGACAGAAAAACATTCAAACTTCCTCTAATTGCTGAAGAAGTAGTTAGAGAATATGCTTCTCTCTTGGTTGAGGGAGGACATATGACTAGAACTAATTACGCAACAAAACACGCTAAAGCAAGGGTGAATAAAGAAACTATTGGTCAAAAAATTAATAAATTAGGTTATCATAAAAGAAATAAAAATACTGGGTTTTATGAAAGAATTAGAGAGTGATATTATGAATGAATGGCAAGAAATTCTTAAAAAGAAGAAAAAACCTTTTAAAGGATATAACAAAAAAATTCACGCAAGAACAGGTGGACTAAGTGCGAAAGGTCGTGCTAAGTTCAAAAGAGAAACTGGTGCTAATTTAAAGCGCCCAGTAACTAAAAAACCAAGTAAATTAAAACCTGGCGGTAAAGCAGCAAAGAGGCGTAAATCTTTTTGTGCAAGGTCAAGAGGATTTAAGAGAGCAGATGGAACTTACAGCGAGAAAGCAAAGGCCGCAAGAAGAAGGTGGAATTGTTAATGAAAATTGAGAAGGAAGTGAAGGTCTATTCAACAGGTAATGAATATCATTTCTTTTTTGATGGTAAAAAACATGGTGGTTTCTCAACAAAAGAAAAGGCAAAGAAGGCGGCGAAAGAAATGAATAGAGCAAGAAAAGCGGGCGGCAAGAAAAAACTAGCCACAGGAAAGGCAGAAATTCGTAAAGGCCTTTGGTTTGAAGAATTAAAGAAAGAAAAAGACGCTTGTTATCACAAAGTTCGTAGTCGTTATAAGAAATGGCCTTCTGCTTATGCTTCGGGTGCTTTAGTCCGTTGTCGTAAAGTAGGCGCAAAGAATTGGGGAAACAAATCTAAAAAGAAGTGATTATTGTGTCTTGGGAAGAAATCCTCCAAAAGAAAGGAGACAATTTTAAAAGAGAAAAAAGTGAAGGACTTCACGGTTGGTTCTCAAGAAGAGGGGGAAAAGAATCTAAAGGAGGGAAAACGCAAGGAGGATGGATTGCTTGCGGAACCTGTAATCAAAAAGGCGGCCCTAAACCATGTGGAAGAAAAGATGCTTCTAAAGGAACAAAAAGAAGATGTAGGCCAACTTGTGCTGCTTGTAAAACATATAAACGAAGGAAGGGTTCACCTTGAATTGGATTAATGTTTTAAAGAAAGACCCAAAAAAAGGAACGGGAAAGAAGCCCAAAGGTTCAGCAAGAAGATTATATACAGATGAAAATCCAAAAGATACTGTTCCTGTCAAGTTTAAAACAGCAAAAGATGTAAGAGAAACATTTTCAAGTTCATCATTCAAATCAAAGCCACATAAGAGACAATCTCAAATTATTAATTTAGTTGAACAAAGAGCAAGAGTAGCGGCTAAAAGAGCAAAAGACCCCGAAACAAAAAGAAGATTAAATGCTGCACATAAGGTAGCATTGGCTAGAAAAAAATCCAGCAAAAGAAAAACGGAGAGGATGAGCAAATGAAATGGAAAGATTTTACTAAAGGCATCCTCACCGATGTTTTGCCAAGAGATAGAACAAAATATGTTAAATTTAGTAATCTTGCTGATATTAATAAAAGAATGGTTAAGTATTATTTAGACATTGGGAAGGCTTCTCCTGAAAGGAGAGTTCAAGCAGTAAGAGGCATCTTAGAAGAAATGCTTCGTTCAAGTAATGCAAGGTATGATATTGAAGATAGCGGAAGCCCTTGACCGAAGCGTTGATAGGTAAGCGAACCGTAGGAATGAAACAGGGGGTGTAATCTATGGCTGATGAAAAAAGAAGATTCAGTTTTACAAACCTGTTTAGGAGACAAACTCCCAAACCTGCGGATAGAACCGTATATAACATGGGTATTCAAGAAAGAGAAAATCGTCATATGATGACTGGCCCTTTGTTGTATAACATCATTAATCAATCAGTTATTGGGAGAACTTGCATTACTCAATTAAAGCAAGAAGTTTTCCGAAGAGGATATGTCTGGGAAAAGGCATACGAAGCAAAATGTAAGAACTGCGGTAAAGAACATCAAAGACCTGTTCAAGAATGCGCTCGTTGTGGTCATTTGGAATTAGATATTCCCGATGCAAAACAATTAGAATATGCTGAAAAATTTATTGAAGGATATGTTAATAAGTCAGAGCAGTTATTTATTGATGTTCTTCAAGAATTAGAAGACGATTTGAATATTATGGATGATGCTTATATTGTCCTTGTTAAAGAATATTTTATTGACGGTAATCAAAAAATTAGAATGCATCGCATTAAAGAACTTTATCGTGGCGACCCAGTAACTATGTTTATTTATTCTGATGAATTAGGTCAAAGAGGAACTAAGGGATTCACCTGTGTTAATCATAGAGATTTTATCACTACTGAACCACATGAGCGTTGTGGGACTTGTGGTGGTGCTGTTTATCCTGTTCATTATGTTAATAGAGCAAATGGAACAGACCAATACTTTTTGAAGGGAGAGGTATTGCATTTTAGTAAATATAGTCCTTCTCGTCTTTATGGTCAATCGCCTGTCATTACTTTGTTTAATTCTATGATGACTCTTATTGCTATGGAAAACTATGTCAATTCATCTTATACAAAGAGCCGTATGCCGAGAGGTCTTTTAGCCGTTCAAACAAGAAATATGGATTCAATGCGAGCCTTTTGGCGGTCTGTTAAAGAAAAGATGGAAGCAGACCCACACTTTATTCCTGTTATGGGAATTGAAGCAGAAGGAGGAAAGGGTGGAGTTGAATGGATTAAGTTCATGGATAGTCTAAAGGAAATGGACTATGTTTCTGTCAAAGATGATTTAAGAGATAGAATTTCTGCTTTTTATGGTGTAAGCAAAGTCTTCATGGCTGATAATACTACAAGCGGCGGATTAAACAATGAAGGTATGCAGATTTTAGTTACGAACAGAGCAGTTCAAAAGGCGCAAACTGTGTATAATAATTATGTTTTCCCATTCCTTGTAAAACAATTTGGTATTACTGATTGGAAACTTAAATTACCCCCAAGTGAAGAAGAAGATGAAATTGCTGTTCTTCGTAAGCGTGAAATTGAAGTCAATATTGCAGCATCAACGAAGAATTTAGGATTTGAGGTTGATATGGACGAGGATGGACAATTTACTTTCAAGAAGCCCGAACCCCAAGAACCCAAGCCGCAAGAAGGCGAAGGTGATGCAAAAACTGACCCTTATGCTGGAACAAACATTGATGCTTCGCAGTTGGGACAAATGCAGGAACAGGCCATGCAAGGCGGAGGAAAGCCACAGGAAAACCCGCCAGCCACAAGAAATAAAGCCTCAATGAGCGTAGGGCCAGATAAGAGACTTACAGGATTACCCGTTGATGCGGGAAACCAAAATACAGACCGAAGAACAGAAAGGAGAGTGGGTTAATGACAGAAGATATGAAACAAAAGGAAGTAAGGTTAGCAAAGGAACTTGCTCAAGTAAGGGCGATTAACGCAAATGCCAACACAAAATTAAAACCAACAAAGGATTTTAGTGTAGGTATTCCCCAAGATACTAGCGTTAAAAAGAAACTGCATTCAGCAGATGTTCCTGATGTTATCACCTTGCCTCCAAAACAAAAGAACAGAAAAGAAAATATTCCTTTTTGAGGTGAATAAATGATTTTTGATTTATCTAAGGATAAGTCTTTGGCAGGATTGCTAAAGCGCGTTGAATTAGATGAAGAAACAAAAGAGTTAGTGAATCAAGGTTCTTCTGCTACTTTGATTAAAATGTCTCTTGTTAAAAATATGAACTCTTCAAACATTGTTCAATATAGAAGATATATTCAAAAGGCCGAAGAAGAAGAAACCGAAGAACAAAGAAAAGAAAGACTTGAAGCCGAAAAAGATGTTAGAGCAAGAGGAACAGAAGAACAGCGAACCGATGAAGGCGCACAACTGGAAGATGTTGAAGAAGCCGTTTCTGGAAGAGATAGAGGTAGTAGTGTTTCTGAATTAGCCGAACAGGAAGATAAACGCCAAGCAGAATTACGAGGCGAAAAGGACGCAGCAAAAGAAAAACAGAAAAAATTATCCCTTGCTGAAACCTTTAAGAAAAATAAAGAAGCCAAAAAGAAAATTGAAAAAATTCAAGGATTTTCTGCGGCATTGAAGAAAATTACCGACAAATTAGATATGAAAAGCGGAGAACAAATTAGAACGAGAGAGTTTGAAAGATTTGTTGGGCCTAACAAAGAAAGAGGAATTAAAGTAGGTAATGAACTAATTTCTCTTGTTGGTGAATTAGAAACCGATAAGAAGGCTTTAGTTAAGTCTTTATCGGATGTTCTTAGAAACTTTAAACTGTATGAAGGAACTACTGATACAGGAGAAAAAAGACTAACGCAAACTCTAAGACAACAATTTGTTCCTATGGTAAAGGACAAAGGAGAATATGTATATTCTGAAGATAAAAATAAAATTATTGATATTCCTGCACTACAAGATGAATTATTATCATATATTAGAGAATATCCTGTTGAGGGCGGGGAACCCGTTCCTTTATCAAAGGCATTAAATGAAATGTTTAGAGTTAAATTCAATAGAAATGCCGCTCGCTTTATTGACCGCAAACAACAAAAAAAAGTCTCGGATGCTCTTATGGGTTATAGCAAAGGAAAAGACCCAAAAACAGAATTAGGATTCAAAAGAGCCAAGAAAAATATTGATGAGATGAAAAAATTTATTCGTTCATTTAGAGATGTCCAACAAAACCTTGAAGATAGAATAGAAGACTTAAGTGATATGAAAGAAGATTCTGGTGCTTTGATGAAAAGAAAAGTTAAAACCATCAAAGAAGCAATAAAAGTTATGCTTACAAACAGAAAAGGTCTTGCAGACGAAAACCAAAGAGAAAACCTACAAAGACCTAGAAGAGAAATAATGCAAGGCAGACTTAAAAGACAACTCAAAGAAACTATTGAGTTATCATTTGGTATTGGTATTGAAGAGGGGCGTTTTTCTGGAGATATAGATGTTGAAAAATATGCAGAGTTTGTAGATAAAGTAGCGCAAGATACTTTAGGAGATATTGATGATGAAATTCAAACTGCTGAGGCCAAGGTTAATGAAGTTATGAAAAATTTAAATCAATTAGGATATGGAGAAACCACTACTGAAATGTCAATTAAAGACTTAGTTCAAGATTACGGAAGTCTTATGAAAAGATTAACTGATAGCGAGGGCGAACTAATCCCATTAGGAAAGAGTTCCATAAATATTCTTATTAAAGGAAATAATAAACTAGACAAATTAACTAAACTCAGCAAAAAATTACTTAAAGACTTTAATGGATATGAAAAGGGCCTCAAAGAAGCAACCGAAGAAATTTTAAAAGATGGGCTTCAAATTGAAGAAGCCTTCTCCATTGATGATAGATATGAAGAATTAGGCTTTACTGATGTTGAAGAATTCACTAATTTAAGAGATGAATATATCACCTTAAGAAATGAATTACAAGAAATTGTTAATGAAGCAGGAGAAGAGTTTGCTCAATTAGATAGAGGTAGTGAAAAGCCAAAACCAAGACCAGAGAGAGCCTTTGAAACCAAAGAAGAACAAAGAGCAAGAGAAGGTTCGGGTAGATTTAAGTTTAAACCCAGTAAAAGACAACCAGAAGGTGATGAAGAATGACATGGGACTACTATGGAGATGGAGAAGGCTTTATCTTAAAGGCTGAGAAACAAGAGCCAAAAGAACTTCTTGATTCTTTAGATGCCAAAGGCAGAAAAAGATTGAAGAAAACTCTTCAAGCGGCAGAACCAACAGAATTTTTTGGTCAAGACTTCACTAAATTAGGTGAACTTATTGAGACTCTTAGAGAATTAGAATTAATTAAATCAGATAAGAAGTTAAATAAGAAAATGAAGTCAATGGATGAAAGGAATATTGATATAGTCGCCACCGCTACGAAACTTCGTAAGGAGTATGAATTACTCTACCGTCAATTGAGAGATTTGGTTTATCCTACTGGAAAAAAGGAGGAAAAGAAATGAGTGAAGAAAATTCAATTAATGAAGATATGCTTGAAATTATCAAGGCTTTAACTGCAAAGGTTGAAGCATTAGAAAAAACAATTTATGCTAAAGACAGTCTGCTTATGAAAGCAGGTTTTGTTGTATCAAATAGTCCAACACCTGTTATGGAATCTGTTATTGGTGGAGATTCCGTATTAGGGAAGAATGTCGGAGACATGGAGTGGTCTGACATTCATAAGATGGTCAAAGGAATGGAGTGATTAATATGCCTCAAAGAGTAACTAGAGAAGAAAGAATTGTATCTATGGTGATTGAGAAAGCAAGAGAAGCAAAAGAACTTCTTTATCAATCTTTAATGGATAATAACCGAAGTCCAATGGAGGCTGATAGTGAAGTCGTTAAAATTAAGCGACCTTCCGCTGAAACACCTAAGAATCTGATTCCTGATAATAGACCCACAGATGGATATAATCTCGGAGGTCAGATGACAGAATTCAAAAAGGCTATGATTATTATTAAGCATCTAATCAAGAAAGAAGAAAGCAATCCCTATCTTGATGCAGAGGCTAACAAAAGAAGAATGGAAAGCCTTGAGGCTGATTTAGAAGCAACAAATAAAGAAATGGATAAACTTCTTGCTGACCTTCGTGCTGGTAAAGTAGACCAAAACAGATTTACTACCAGAATGAGTCAATTAATCGGTATGTTAGAACAATTTATTTCTACTTCTCCATTTCAAGGAGAAGGTGGAACGGTCTTAAGACCACCAAATAGATACCGCTAAATAGGTGGTATCAATGAAACTTGGGTCAATTGAGAAAGATAAGCAGCCTTCTGTTGAACTGCTTCGTCTTTTTGAAAAGACCAGAGTTGCTTATTTATCTGCTAATGAAGACCCCGATGAATACGGGGGTCGTTGGCGTAAAGCAGTTGATATGATTAGGGAATCATATGAAGAATTAGATGCTGCTGGAAAAGAATTAAAAAACTTTATTGACGAGAAGGACTTAGATGCTAAGGAAGCAAAAGACCCTAAATCTCCTCAAGCAAAGGAACTTTACAAGAAAATAAAATTAATTCGCTATACTTCGTCGCTGGTGGCCGACCCCTTCGCCGCTTCCTTTGGTGATGGAGTCTTGGAAGAATTAATGACTAATCCTGAATCAATGGTTAAATTTGTTCATTATGCTATAAGAGACGACAATAAAACGCTTTCCGAAGAGGTTTTGAGCATTAAAGACATGGAACCTGACCGAATTACGGCGGGTCTTCAAGGACTTGACCTAGAAGTGGACGATGTGGCCCTCTACATTACGGAGCATTACGGGGATGGAAAAGACTCAAAGAAGGTTGAATCAAAAGTAAAGGCCGCTATGGATATGTTAGAATTAATTATGCTTTCTCAAAACACAGAAAAAGAATTTGAAGAACTTAAAGATATTGATATGAAAAAGGAAGAAAAGAAGTCTTCCGAGAAAAAAGCACAAAGTGATTTTATTATTCCAAATAAACCCATGTATAGAATTTTTGAAATTGATGACATTAATGAATTGAAAGGATTTAGTGGCAATTGGTATATTCAAGAAAAATATGATGGCATGAGAGTTCAATTACATAAGATTGATAATAACATTAAGGTCTTTTCTTATAATGAAAAGGATATTACTGATAAATGTAAAGAACAGGTTGAAGAACTTAAGAAAAAGGAATATGGTGATTGTATTCTTGATGCGGAACTAATCTTGTTTGATGGTGATGAACCTCTTCATCGTGCAGATACTATCGCTCATGTATTTAAAAATAAATATAAAGATGCTAAACTAAGGTGTCATGTTTTTGATATTATGAGACATGAATCTCAAAATATGATGGAAGAAGAACTTGAAGTGAGAATGACAACTCTATTCAATAACTATTCTTCTAAATCTTCCGAAGCAATTGATTTTCCTTCAAAGAAAGATACTCGTCAGGCAGACAGTCTAAAGGACTTAAAAGAATACGCTGAACAGATTATGCAAATGCCAACATCTGAGGGAGTAGTTATTAAAGACGCTACTTCAACTTATTATGTAGGAACAAAAAAGAATCCGAAGTGGATTAAGTTAAAGAAATTTGTTGATTTAGATGTTATCGTTTTAGACAAATCTAAAACAAAATCTAAATTATATTCCTATACAGTAGGTATCGGCCCAATTAATGAAGAAATGAAGAACCTTCAAGAAATTGAAGGAAGAATGTATTTAAATGTAGGAAAAGCATTGAACACTAAGATTTCTGTTGATGTTGGGGATATTATTAGAGTAAAAGTGGATGAAGTTAAAAAGAAAGGTGAAGGGTATAGTTTATTCTCTGCTAAAGTAATTGAAGTTCCAGAGGTTGAACACCCAGATAAACTAGTCACTTTAGAACTATTATCTCAAGATACTAAAAAATCTCTAAACTATGATGTTGAAGCCTTTACGAAAGGAGTTAAAATTACAGACCATATTCATGGAGAAGCCAATGCTATTATCAAGTATGACATGAATGGATTTACTATCTATGGTTTTGAAGAAAATAATCTAATGTCAAAGAATGCTTTACAAGACATTGACCTTTGGAAAACTCAAGCAGAAGAAATTATGAAAACAAAGCAAGGAAAACTTACTGTTTCTATTGTTAATTATTTGCAAGAAAAAGGAGATAGAAGTGTTAAAGATGTTCATGATTTCTTAATGAGAAACATGAAGGAAACTTATGAAGATATTTTGGATTCTAAGCAATCTAAGTTAGGCAGTTGGGCGCAAGAAAGAGAACACCTTTCTATGGTTAATGGAAAACTACACGCAGACCCCGATGTAATTTTACAAAATGAAGAAATCATAAAACAATACAAAACACCAAAAGAATACCAAGAAGGTAATTTTAAAATCTATGCTAGAGAGGATAATAGAGTTCACTTGAGCATTAAAGTTGAAGATGAAGTAATGCATTGGACTATTGATTTAGAGAATGAAGAAGAACTCTTTGATTTATTCGGAGCGGCTGGTAAATATCCAGCAGAAGTTTCAAAGAATGTTGAAAGAGGAAAAGTCATTGATTCTGGTAAAATCAAACTTGGTGTTCAAAAAGATGGCTATCATGAATATTTCTTAGAAGGGAATAAGTTTGAAACTAAATTACATATTAGAGTCATTCCTGTTAAAGGAGAAAGAATGTGGCTTGCTTGGACTGGATATAAACAAAAGCCAGCAGACACCGACTCGGACACAGGAAAGTGGAACATTTACGAAGATAGGTATAACAAGTTGCCCATTCCTACCAACGAATAGGTGTTCTTTATATACTGCAATTGAATAAGAAGGGTTGAGAAGAATGACTTCCTCGGTGATGATGAACAACACTCAAGATTTCAGGATTCTAAAAAGCGACGATTTAATGATTGGAGGATATGCAAGCATTGAAATCGTTGATAAGCAAAATGATTTAATCACACTCAAAGCATTGGAGGAAGCAGTTGAAAAATACATGGAAAACCCCAAGTTTAGAAATGTAATGACTAATCATTCAAATGTTCAAGTTGGAGAAGTAGTAAAATCATACCGAGACAAAAACGGAAAGTTGTGGAAAACTGAAGTTGATGATGTTGGATTCTTTGTGGTAATCAAATTAAGAGATGATATTGAAAAAGCAAAGGAAATTAATAGAGGAATTAGAAAAGGTTCGCTTAGGTCATTTAGTATTGGAGGACAGGCTTTACAAAAAACAAAGAAGACTAATCCAGAATTAGGTGAATTTAACGAAATTAGCAAACTTGAATTACATGAAGTTACTATCTGTGAAAAAGGAATTAACCCCGAAGCAAAGTTTGATATTCTTAAACAAGAAAAAAAGGTGAAAAACATGAGCAAAATTGAAAAGGCTTTAGAAGAACTGGACGCACTTATGGCAGAGGTTAATACTCTGCGTAAGGAAGAAATGGACGAAAAGATGGAAGATGAGGATGAAAAGATGATGTCTGAAAAACTCATGGATGAGAAAATGGAGGACGAAGATGAAAAGATGATGTCCGAAAAACTCATGGATGAGGATGAAAAGATGTATCGTGATGAAGAGGCAAAAGCCCTTCTTTCTACCCTTGATGGTGCTGGCGTTGAAATCGGTGAACCTGCCGACAGAATCGTTATTGACAACGGCAAGCCAAGAGCCAGCGACCTTCCTGTTGTTAAGGCATTTAACAACGATGAGTTAGAAACGCTTGATTTGAGCGTTGCTAACATTGAGAAGGCTTACGATGCTTTCCGTCAAGAACAATTGGAGAAGTTGGCTTATGACAACCTTCAAAAGCAGTTTGAGGCTCGCTTTAAGGCTGAAACTTCCCAAAGAGAGAACATCCTCGCAAAGTCGCAATATGATGCGGCTTCCGAAATTGCTTCTCTTAAGAATGAATTTGCTTCTCTTCGCAAGTCCTTGACGGCTGAGAAGAACCAAATTATTAAGGCTCAAGAAGAAGCCCAAATCAAACTCCCAACTATGGATGAATTGGCCGAGATGGATTGGTCGGAGATTCATAAAATGGCTGGAGGATTTAACTGAGGTGATTTACCATGACAGGATATATTAACACAATTGCAGACTTAGAAAGACAAACTTACGGATTGACTGGTCATACTGGCCTTAACAACCAATTGCTTAAGCAAGCGGGCGGTGTTGCTGGTATTCATGCTGGACATGATGTTGCAGGAACCGCCGCAAATGGCTTTAGTGCTATTTCCGACACTACTGCTCTTTATAACAAAATTTACGGCCAAAAGGTCTGGTCTATGTTGAACCGTGAATGCAACGCACTTTCGGTTATTTCAAAGCGACCTTACACTTCAAGTGGTTGGAGAGTCCTAAAGGAGCGACCTGCTGGTGGTAGCGGTAATTTCCTTGATTTGACTGGCGTTAATATCGCTGGTAGTGCGGCTAACATTGGTGCGGCGGCTTTGCGTCCTGACCTTATCGGTGGTGTTCCCGAAAATGCGGCTTTAGACACCCATCAAGACGGTTTGGCTTCAATTGCTCCAACTTACACTCAACTCTTTACGAGTCCCAAGATTATTGCTCATCAATTTGAGTTCTCGGAACTTGCTATGGAAATGGCGGCTATTGATGATGGCATCGGTGATATTCGTGCTCAATTGAGAGAAGACATGGGTAAGCATCATTCTGAAGTGCAGAATGCTATGCTTGTTATGCCTCTTGAAAACTACGATTTGAATGCTACCAACCAAATTTCTCTGATTGAGCGCAACTACACTTCTCTTTACAAGATTATTTCTTCTAAGGCAGAATTGGATGCTATGGCTTCTGGAACCGTTTTGATTTCTTCGGCAACTACTGATGAAATTAGCCATCTTTACGGAACAAACCGTGATTCGGCTTCTTTCCTTGATTCTGCTGTTTCTTTCGGCTCTGGCTATGCAAGTGGAAATGCTCGTCAATTTACCTTGACTGTGCTTAACTCCATGCTTCGTGATTTGAGAATTGCTGGTGGTTCGCCAAAGGTCATTCTTACTGGATATGATACGCTTCAAACGCTTTCTGACTTGCTTCAGGCTCAAGAGCGATTCATGGACAGAAAGGAAATCGTTCCAACCGTGAACGGTGTTCGTGGTGTTAAGGGTGCAGAAGTCGGTTTCCGTGTTTCTACCTATTACGACATTCCTTTGATTCCTGTTGCCGCTATGCCTTCAACGGGTGCAAATACTTCCTGTATCAGCGATATGTTGCTTCTTGATACTGACCACCTTTGGTTGTCGGTTATGAAGCCAACTCAATACTTTGAGGATGGTATTTCCAATGGAAACCCATTCGGTGTTGGCCGTCTTGGAAACAAGGCTCTTTACCGAACAATTGGTGAAATGGGCTGTTCTTACTTCAAGGGTCAAGGAAAGATTACCAACCTTCTTTGAGGTGATTTAGATGACAAATTCTGTAACTCTGTTAGCAGACCACAAAGGCTATACAAAGCCTAAAGCGGTTGCTGATGAATATGTTTCTCTTGGAGACTGTGATATTACAGCATATAGAACGGGAACAACGGCTACGGCAGATAATCTAACAATTGCCGCTAATGCTACTGCTAACACCTATACTGTTGCTGGTAGCACTACTGCTTTTGCTGACTTCCAAGTGGGCGACCATATCGTTATTACGGATTCAGCGTCAGCAAATAATGCTTTAGTTTCTAGGATTACCACATTAACAAATTCAACGGATTCTGTTATGACTGTTGTAAGTGTGGCTGGAACTGATTCTGGCGGAAATGAAGAAATTACCCATGCTGGTGAAAAGATTCTTGCTTCTTCTTTCGGATTAGCAAGTGTCAGTCATGTTGAACTGGTTGGTCAAGAAAATCATGATGTTAATATCATTATTGGTGATATTAGCAACGACAAGACTTTCTTTTACCTTTATGCTTACACTACTGGTTCAGCCGCTTTACTTTCTGCTAGCCTTGCTTCTGGTGATATTGGCAAGGTTAGGCTCAAAGTGACTGGAAACCTTTGAGGTGGTTCCTTTGGTTAAAGTTGAAGTCTCGGATAGTGGTGGTTTTCACCCATTCATTATTCATGGTCAAAAACTTACTAGGGAAAATCCTATTGAATTACCAGTAGTCGCTGCGCTTCTCCGTTTGAGTGATTCTAACCTTGAAATTACATTTCAAGAAGAGGATAGAAAGGAAATGATGGCTATTGACCCCGAACATTTCCCTGCTATTTCTCTTGAAATCGGCCAAGACATTAAAACTCATAATGAGTTAGCAACAAGGTTTCTTCCAAAGAAAGGAACAAAGAAGAAAACAACGGCTACCAAAGCCAAAAAGTCTTCTTTAACCGAAGAGTGAGCGACACCGTTATATGGGGCAACCCATAACGGTGTATTGAACGAGGTGTTATCATGGCGAGTTGCAGAAGTAGCGGAGTAAAAACATCATCAACAGCAATTCACGCTGGACAATGTAAGTTGGTTTCAATTCATGGAGTTTTAACAGGAACAAAACCAACCACAATTAAGGTGTTTGATAATGCTTCTGCGGCAAGTGGTTTAGAATTAGCGAGAATGATTCTTGCTCAAACTGACCCTGCTGACCCCGCCGCAAGAACAGGGCCAGAATGTCTTGAATTTGATATGCATGGCGTTTTAGCAACGAATGGACTTTACTTGAGCATTTCTTCTGGAACAGGAGAAGGTGCGGCAGTTTCAGTTGAATTTAACTGAGGTGATTTTATGGCGGCTTTAAATGCAGACACTAGGTTAGTTATGACGATTTTATTCGTTGGAACTCTAAGCGGGGCAAATGTTTTCGTTTATGCTATGATTGGATTAACTTTCCCATACGGCCCTATTGCTCATTCTTTCCTATTTGGTTTAGGAACAATTGGAGCAATTATGGTTGTTAAGGCAGTATTTGATTTGGCTCTCAATGACAAAATTGAGATGTGGCTACTTGATAGAAAGATTGCTGCTTATTGGGAAAGAAAGGCTAGAGATGAACAACAACGCCAAAAGATGCGAGAAAGTGCAAGACAATTTGGCGGTAATGTTCCTTTTTACACTCAACCTGAAACAGAAGAAAATACTATCGGAAGTGAATTTTTAGCCACGCTACAATGAGGTGGTTAAATGGTCTTTGGCGACTTAATGGGCTTTTCCGATTCGGATTACGCTTATAATCAACAAAGAGCGCATTCGGCAGACATTTTCTTCTTGAAAATGCGAGCATGGTTTTGGGGTGCTTGCGCTTGTCTTTCAGGTTTCCTTGTTGGAAATATTCTTGGTGTTTTTGGTATAAACATCATGGGTTTCCTGTTTGACACTTTGTTGAACGGGTGGGGGCATTGATATGTGGTGGAACATTTTGAAAAAACCATATATTATTGAAACAGATGAAGAATATTCAAGGGATTGGTCTTGGAGATTTAATAGATTATTTCAAGGTTCTCAAGGTGATGAAGATACTGGATATTGGACACCAAGATTAACAGAAGCACTAATTTATGCATTTTTTGGCTCAAAGGCAGATGAATTAAAAGACATTTCTAAACCTATGATAAAACAAACAATACCTACAAAAGAAAATAAATTTCTTGACTATGATAATGAATATGGAATAACAAGTAGCCAAAGAGACACAACTCCAAGGGGAAGACTAGGATATTTTGATGGTGATGTAGAATACAAATATTTACCCGATTCAAGAGTTAAAGAACTAGGAAAGGAATTACTGAGTAATTTAGAATATAACAGTATAAAAACCGAAGTAATAGAGGCATTGAGGGATTCAGCGGTGTTAAGTTTTGATGAGTTAAGAGTCCAAGAACATTTAAAGAAAATGTTAGATAAATATTTTTAGGTGGTTAAATGAATGTCGCTAATGACAGGCTTTGCTATTTTAGTCGGTGAAGCAATCATAGGATTCTACAAAAAGGTTCACGCAATTAATTTTGGAGTTTATGGGGCAACAATGGTTGGTAAAACAACACTTAGTCATCAATTAAGAACACGGGGAGAAGTTCCTCAAATAAACCAAAGAACTGTAGGAAAACACAGAGCCTCAAGAAAGAATATTAAAATTGATGGAAATTCACATACCATTAAAAGTGCAGACATTGGTGGAGAAGCAATTTACTGGAAAGAATGGGAAAAAGATATGAGAGAAAGAAGAGTTAAATATCTTATTTTTATGATTGACCACCGACATTTAGATAGTGAAGCAAACTTAGACCACCAATTAGCATGGAAATTTTTAGTAGATACAATTATTTCAAACACATGGTCAAACGGAAAAAAGAAAAGAGATTCGGATTATCCAATGGCCGTAGGAATTTGGGCAAATAAATATGATATATGGGGAAAAAAATATCCATTAGAAGAAGGAAAATCCATAGATAAACATGAGATATTTGAACCATTTAAATATGGTATGAGAAAATTAAATGATAAAGGAATACCCTGTTTCAAATATATTGTATCAGCCAAATCAGACCCCGAAATGGTATATTTAGGAATCACAACAATGATAAAGGACTATTGATTACTATGTTTCAACAACCGAACTTAATTGGACAAAACGCACCATCGCAGTTTAATCCTGCCTTGAATCCCATTCAACAGGCAAGAGCAAGTGGAGCAGTAATGGAATATAAATTCTTAACTGCTACACCGAAAAAACAATTGAAGGAACTCACTACTGTTCTAAAGGCAGAGCCTAAGAAGTTTTTGGGAATTAAATACGGTAAGAAATTTAATTTGAAAGACCGTTGTGTGGTTTGTGGTTTTCATCATATTTGGGAATCGGGAGATTATTTAAGACCCCCTATGCCTTTAGATAAAGTAGTTAAGGGAAGACCATTAATGGGAACATATTGTCCTAAACATTCTGCTATGTATATGCAATTAGAAATGCTTCAACAACAGGTATTAGCAGAAAAACATGGGTTAGAATTCAAAAGATTCGTTCCAAAGGTTCCAAAGGTAATTAAGTCTGGCCCTCTTGAAACATTGTCCAAAAAAGATGTTATGTCTCTTACATCAGCAGGTTGGTTTATAACCCCACCCGCCGTAGCAGATACCAAGAAGGCCAATGAAGAAGTGCTAGAATTAATGACTAGAATTACTTTAATGACTGAAAGAATTAATTATCTTTTGATGAACAACAAAATTGAAACCATTGAAGAAAAGGAGGAATAAATTTGGGAATTTTAGGAACAAGTAATGGAACTGTTTTAAATGCAGTTCAAGCGCAAAACGACCAGCAATTTAAGAATGTAAATAACTTACTTTCTTTACAGGATAACCATGTTGAAGAATTTTTCCAATATCACGGAAAGGAGTTTTTATCTGCTCTTGAACAACTGATGGAAGATGTAGTTAATCGGGTTGTTTCTCAACTTCTTTCTAAATTGTCTTTTACTACTGCTGGTTCCAACATGAGCATCAATAATGATGCTTTGCAAGAGTTTAATAAAATTAGCCAAGAAAAGATTGAATTAGACTTAAATACCCTTTTACAATCAGCCATCAATACAGAAGTCGTGAACCAAAGGAAACTTGCGAAGCAACAATACCTTGAATCTCAAGGCTTCGGAGGCGGTATGCAACAACCAACGGCAGGTATGGCTATCGCAGGTATCACAGGACAAACACAGCAATACCAGCAAATGCAGGGTGCTATGAACAATGGAACAGGCTATCCTATCCCTCCAAGTGGAACAGACGGCTATGGACGGCCATATTGGATTGATGCTCAAGGACAGATGAGTTATGAGCCTCCTTCAAGTGGACTTCATTTAGGTGCGGCAATTCAAAAAGGTGCGGCTTGGGCTAAATGGTTGATGTGAGGCTAAAAGATGGTTAATTTTGATTGGGGAACGCTTTCTCTTTCTTTCCCTCAAGCAGAGGAAAGAATCAAAGAAGAGATGAAAGAATATATCAAAGAACCTAGTGAAAGCAATCTTTTAGATAAATTAGATAGAGCCAGAGACTCAACAGACACAGAAGAATTTAATGCTGTTATTGAGAAGTTATTTAAGGATGTTAGTAAAATTCAACTCAAGTCTTTATTAGAAGAAGACCAAAATTCTTATGCTAAATTGACAGCAAATAATGAGCAAGTGGTTCGTCTTCTTAGAAATTATCCTTTATCTGATTTACTTAATTATAAGAAGTTAGATAGACTTACTGGTGAAGGAGCAGTAAGAGCGCAAACGGCAGGCAAAGTTGAACCGTTCAATTCAGAAAAATTATACAAATCTAGAGCATTTAAATATAAAACAATGGAAGGAGAAGTAGAATTTAATATGCGTCTTGAAGCAACAGCCGCAGAAAAATTAACTTATTCAATAAAGCCCGCTACTAATTTAATTTATACACCTAATCCTAAAACAGATAATTTAATTACTAATGAAAAGAGAGAACATCTTGAAAATACAACAAATGCACCTCCTACATTTATTCCTGGAGTAAAGCGTTATTCTCTTCCTTCTATTCTTATGGATTTCCCAATAACAGGATTACCCGAACTTGGTGCTAGAGTTATTAACTTGGATAAGGCGGCAGAGGGAAATAAAACTAAACCTTTTGAAGCAAAACTAGCAGACCAGTTTATTGAAATTATTAAGTCTTTAGAAGAAAGATATATCTATCCATTACAGAATGACCCGACTGTTGTATATAATTTTTCAGGAACAGGTGAAATTAAAAATAAAATTACTACTAGTAGAAGATTAACACAAAGAATGAAAGAACAAACAGGATTTACTCCTTCGGGTGAAAAGGAAAAGGCGAGGGACACTCTTTTTGAAATTATTCGTTTTTATCCCGATGGAACAGATGAAGAAGGTAATCCTAAGTTTAGAAAAGAAACGGAAGCATTAGATATGAAAACCGCAGTCGCTTTAGAGCAAAGCGCATTTACTCATTTTGAAACTCAAGAAAAAATTTCTATTGATGCCTATCAGAAATTAAGTGAAGAAGAACAAAAAAATTATCGTCCTTCATTTATTCTTTCTCAAGGAGAAGGAGCATCTCCTGAATTAGTTCAAAGTTATGAAGACAATCCTTTTATTAAGCCCTTGACAGAAAGTGAAGAAGAGGCCTTTATCGGAAGTGTAGAAAATCTTTCTGAGAAGTTTGAAGACATTAGAGAGTTTGGGAAAAAGAAATCACAAAAGCAAGCAGTTAGCGCAGAAAAATTAGAAGAGTCTCTCGCTAATGCTCAAATCTTAATTACCTTTCAAGTCAAAGAATTAGGTCGTTTTAGATTAGGTAGATTTAAGAGAAACTTGGCCGAAGGTATGGAAGACAAAATTTACAAATATAAATCAAGATTTTTTAATCTAAAGAAGAAAGTAGGTGCTTGAAATGGGAACAACAATCTCACCAAGCGATTTTACTGAAATCAATCCAGACTATACGCAAGGTAGAGGTTTTTACACAAATGCGAATGAAGTAGCAGACCTTCTTCAAATACCAGACTTTTCAGCAACAACTTATCCAACAACTGCACAGGTTGGAGCAATCATCAAAAGAACAGAAGGTATTGTTGATGATAAAGTAAAGCGTTCATTTAGACCTATCATTACAAAAGATGAATACCATAACTTTGAATTTACGAGAGGGCCAAATGCTCAATACTATGGTGGCTATGTTGGATTTATTCAACTTAAACAAATGAAAGTTCGTAAAATTATTTCACTACAACTTTGGCAGGGAAGTCAATATGAAGAGATTGCTTCAGCCCAAGCCAAAATTAGACTACTTGACAACTTTAGAGACTTACATTCTATTATTCTTCAACTGCCCGATAGTGGAGTAAGTTTTGAAATGGTGGCTGAGAATACATTGACTGATTTAGCCAATGATGAATTTTGTAATACATTTGGAGCAAAAACAACTGTTGCAGAAATTATCTCTTTAGTGAATGAATCGTTTCCAAGTGCTTCTCAATTTACAGGCGCAACTGCTCCAAAAAGCCTCACTTCTTCTAATCTCTCCATTTCTGACTTTTTCTATGCCGCCAAGAACAAGGAAAACGGCAAGGAGATTTTCATTTCATCCCTCTTGATGGGGGATGATGGGTCTGATTGCACCATCAAGGCGACCATAAAACAGTCATGCACGACAACAAACACTTCAAAGACTCTTACTGTTGCTGATTCGTCTAAATTAGCCGTAGGTATGATTGTATCGGGAACAGGTATTACTGGAACGGTTGCGATTGAATCAATTACAAATTTAACAACTGTGGTTTTAGATACTGCGGCAACTGCTTCGGGAACAAATACTCTTACATTTTCAACGGAGGATTTGATTCCTTCTGTTTGTGATTTGACAGTATTTACTGATAAAGAAGATTTGAAAAGACTTGGTTCTTATTGGACAATTGGAGAAGAAGGGCGTATTTTCTTTTTGAGAGACTACCCATATCATACCAACAATTCAGTTATCGTTTCATATATTGCTGGTGATAATAGAGTTCCATCTGCTATTCACGAAGCCACAACAAAACTTGTTGCGGCAGAAATTATTAGAATGGATGACCAAAGTGTTTTGATTGCGGAAACAGGTGCTAATATTGGTGCTAAAGAAAAATATGATATTCTTAAAAAAGAAGCGATGGATATTTTGAAAGGCAAGGGCGATATTGTATATTTCTTGGATTGATTATTATGTGGAAAGGAATTATCAAAAAGTATGCAGGTAAGTGCAAAATTAAGGGTTGTAAAAATCAAGCAAATCCTGATGTTAGTTATATTGATGGGCCTGGGGAAGTTATTGCTGATATGATGAGAACAAAAAGATTACCACACAAACCTCATCATTTCTGCGAAGACCATCAAGATGATTTCTTAGCAAGACAACAAGAAATATATTACGCTGGTGGTTTTGGGAACGATATGAGCATTGTAGAACGGGTTCTTAGGGAATACCGACATTTGGAAGATATAGAACCATTAGAAGAAGGCGAATAAAATGGCGATTGAAATTGACCTTTCCAAGTTTAATGAATTACTTCAAATTCAAAAGGAAAGACAATTAGCCATGAAAGAACTATCGGAATCATTAGGAACTGATATTACCTTTAGTGATGATGAAGTGATTAAGTTTGCGATGGAAGCATACGAAAAAGAAATCAATAAACAAATCAATTCGGAGGTGGAAAGATGGATGAAGTCTCTCTTCTCATAGATTTGATAAATACAAATTGGTCTTCCAACGCTACCGCTTTAGTCAGCGCAGGAACTATTTCTGCTTCTCACGCCGTAACGCCCGATGTTATTGATATTAGAACTACTGCTGCAAATAAAGGAAAAAGAGTAGATTTAAGTCGCACACCTGCAACAATTGTTGTTTTTGAAGATTCACAGAATATTGAATATCCAACGATTCATTATGATATTAGAAACGAAACCTACTCATTTACACTTCATATTCGTGTTTTGCACGATGAAAGGGGTGGCGAGGATTCGGCCTACGGCAAGGACAGGCTAAGGGCTATATACTTGATTCTGCGTAGGGTTCTTGAGGGTAAGCGCAAGGGCTATACCGCAAGTGATGGGTCAAAGTTCAATCAGTTGTTTGTTGGTTCAAGAAGCGAATCAAATGATAGAGCCAAGCGTTTATTCGGATATAAAGTTAATTTAGAAGCAAAAAGATTCGCATTATCTATTCCCTAGTAAGTTAGTTGGAAAAGGGGGAGAAGCATATGGCAAATACAGACATTTTTTTAGGAAGCGGCGCAAGTATAACATTTATTCCAGAAAACGACATTTATGTTGGTGGAAAGCACACAGACAATGTGGCTTTTAATGATGGAAAAGGAGAAGTTGATACAATTAGAGTAGATAGTGATTTTACTTCTTCTTTCTTGTTGCTTACTAATTTATATAAAGGTTGTTTATTAGAGCGTTATAATTCTACTAATCAACTGCAATCTACACATAGAATTACATCTAACACTTTAGATGATATTGTCTTTTCTCCCAGTCTTACTGATATTCCAACGGGTTCATACTTTGTAATTAAATCCTATGGCGCACCTGTTCCTGCTGTTAAGGACGGAACAGGAGGAAGTGCAACAAAGAGACTATTATCCGATGAATGGATTGGTATTCTTGAAAGTGCTACTTTTCCAACTACTGAGGTTGAAATGAAACAAATGAATCTTTCTCTCGGTGGTTCAAGAAACTATACCTATCAATATAAAGGAATTACATCCTTTAGCGGAGGTAATCTTGGATTAGTTTCCAATCACGGTGCTTTCTTATATTATTTCTTGGGTAAATGCACCAATGTAAAGGCTACTGTTGCTCAACCTGCTGGAACACCTACTATTTATGCTACTGGTAATTCAGGAGATAATAACAAAGTGTTTATTGAAGCAACAGGAGTAACTGCTGGAAGTGGAAAAGATATTGCGAATGTTAGCGAAACTGGCCCTCTTTTCTTTAGAACAATCGGTAGTAAATTCTGTCCTCCGCTTGCTCCACATTTGCATACTTTGGGTGATATGGACACATTAACAAGAGCAAGTGGAACAACTTCTATTTCTGATGCTATTACCTATACCTTCGGTGAACAAGATGGCGACCTTCTGCCTTCTTTCTCTCTTGAACAGAATCTCTCCAAATTAACTGGAACCAATCAATACAGAACAAATACTGCTTCGGAAGCAGAAGATTTGAACTTTGTTAAAATCGCAAGAGGTTGCCGAGTCAATACTTTAACAATGACCGCTAACGAAAATGAAGAAGTAAAAATGACTCTTGACCTAAATACTAGAAATGTTCACGATTTAGAACAGGGTGAAAGATATGATGCAAGAAGAGGCGTTGATGCTGAAACTTCTTTCTTCAATTATGAAAGTTCCACAAATACTGACCAAATGAGAGAACCGTTCTTTTTCTCAGATGGAACATTCAAGGTTCTCGGTGAATCTTTCCTTAAGATTAACTCTTTAACTTTGACAATGAACAATAATCTTCAAGACCGAAGATTCTTAGGCGTTGGTAGTAAAGATGTTCAAGAAGCAATTCCAGCCCAAAGAACCTATGAGATTTCATTTACGGGCCATGTGACTGATGATGCTCTTTATACTGCTCTTTTGAATGACTCTGAAGATACGACTCAAACAATTGAATTAATCTTTACAAAGGCAAACGGGGAAAACATCACCTTGAAGTTTGATGATTACTTCGTTAGTGCAAACAATTTCCCAATTGCTGATGATAAAGGCCCAATTGTTGTTGAAGCAACAGTTATGCCAAGAACATTAAACACTTGCACAGTTAAGACTCATTGGGTTTTGCAGGGGTGATTACATGGTTTCAAGATACGAAAAGAATTTGCAGATTGTTGAGGCTAGTAAAACAAAAAAGCAAAAGAAAGCAGAAAAGAAAGCAGAGGAAACTCCTAAAAAGTCTAAGTTAGCAGAATAATATTCCACCAACACCGTTTGTTTGTTTGTTGGTATAGAAGGTGGATAAAATGTTGAACAAAAAAATTGTATCAGATAAGAGTGTGCTTTTTGCACTAAGCGAGCCTACGCTACACCATATTCGTGTAGCACCCGATAAAGAAGAATACCTCAAAGTGTGGGTCAAAGAACCCACATGGCTTGAGGTAGATAAAGCCATCAATAGCGTTATGAAAGTAAATACAAGAACGCAACAGATGGATTTAGATTTGAATGCTATGTTTAAATACATGGTTGAAAATTTTATTACAAAGACTGAACCAAGCCTTTCAGCAATTGATATTCTTAGATTAAATGTTTATATTGGTAAACAACTAAAAGAAATTTTACCAAATCCATTTGATTCTCTTTCAGGGGATGAAGAAAAAAACGAAGATTGAGAGGCGCATTAAATGGTGGTAAGATATTTCCACAGGATGCTTCTCTCTTTGTCGTTTATACGCTTTCTAAAGCGTTGGGCATTAGTCCGTTAGAGGTCTATAAAATGCCTAGTAGTTTAGTCTCTGATTTATTAATGATGGTTAATATACAAAATGAATTAGAAGCAAAAGAATTAGAAAAAGCAAAAAGAGGAATTTAAAATGACTGATGGGCTCTTAACTGTTAAAAATAATATTCTTAGTATTAAGGATGAGTTAAGAGATTTGGCAAAGGACTTTTCAACCGTCAAAAAAGCCGCACAAAAGTTTAATGAACAGCAAGAGGAAATAAATAAACTTAAAGACTCTTATGTTAGTCTTAGTTCAGAAATACAAGCAATGAACCAAAATACGGTGGCTTTATTTGCAGGGTATAATACTTCTATTGATGCATTAAATGATACTTTAAGCCAGCAGGCTGATATTCAAAGAATTATAGGTGAGCAGAGACAAGAAACACAAAAAGATATAAATGAACTAACCACTAAAATTGATGGTTTAGCGGGTTCTTATCAAAACATGACTCAAATGACTGATGAAATAGAAGCGGCACAAAGAAGAATGAAAGACAGCATTAAAGATACTAATACTCAATTAGCGAGTTCAATGCAATCATTAGAACGAGTTGTTCAACAGGCTGCTAGAACTGCAAATCAAAGTGATGCGGCTGAAATGCTAAGGGCACAAAGAGAAAGAAGAGAAGAATTTGAGAAATTAGAAAAATCTTACGGTAAGTTTGTTAAGTCTGAAGATACGACTTTGGAGACTTTAGATACCAGAACTAGAATTATGAGTGCCACTATCCAAGAGTATTATGACCGAACCCAACAAAGAAAATTACCATTTTTTGAAGGATTAAATCTTTATTTAGAACAAGGGGGAACTAGTGCGGAATATCTTGCTCAGTTTTTAACTTCAACAAGAGAAGAATTAAAAATCTTTGGAGTTGAAGTTGCTTCTGTTAGAAAGTTCATGTATGGGTTTTTACCGCCTGGAACATTTAGATTAGTAAATAAGTTTGCTTCATCTTTAAATTTCGTTGGCGGAACAATGAGAACTTTAAAAGCAGATGCTGAAAATACTGGAAATATTATTACAAAAACACTTTTTGCTTCAACCTTAGATAGAAAGGGTTTAAGAAAACTCACTAAGAAAAGAGAAGAAATGGAAAGTAGTCTAACAGAAATGCAACAAAAAAGAGAGGATGCGAGACAAATATCTTTATCTGGCACTTCTACAGCAGAAGAAGTTGCAGATGCTGAAAAAACAATGTCGTTTTTAGATAAGGCTATACAGGGACAGAAAGAACAAATGGAAAAAGTAGATAAAACTCTAAAAGGAGGTATGTTTAGCATAGGAAAAATGCTAACTCCAAAGATACTTTTAGATGGGCTTAACCCCGTTTATGAAAAAATGGATTTTGTAAGAGAAGAACTTAGTGAGGCTTTTGATGATTTAATTGAACATAGTGGCCCTATTGGAAAATTCGTTTTAAGAGGAATTAAAGCACTGGCAATTCTAACTAAATTCTTATTAACTGCTACCATGTATTTCATTCTGTTTGCACTTGCTTTTAATGTCATTAAGAAATTTGTAGAAAATAATTCAGAAAGGTTTAAACAATTCTTTGATACCATTAAACCCATAGTTCAGGGATTTATTACAAAAATAATGGAAGGAGGAAAAATGGTTTTAGATGGAGTTATGCTCTTTTTAAGTGGAATCTTTGGAGGAGATGGTGCGAAAATTTATGATGGATTAGTGGGAATAGTATCAGGTTTTGGTAAAGTTCTTCTAAATGGTGTATTAGCGTTAGGACTTAGTTTATTAGCCCTCCTTCTTTCGCCAATATATGTCTTATGGGAAAGGTTCAAAGATTGGGGTAATGACCAAACTATTAGTATTGGGCAAAAATTAAAAGACATTACAAGGCTAATAACCACCATTCTCCTAGTTATGGGAATTATTGCGTTATTACCGATTCAATTACCATTAATTATTGTTGCGGCGGTAGGTGCAGTAGTATTCAAAGCATTAAAGCAATTACCATTCTTTGCCGAAGGAGGTGTTTCTTCTGGCGGTTTAGCGGTTGTTGGTGAAAAGGGGCCAGAATTGGTGAACTTAAGAGCAGGAACTAGAATTCATTCAAATAGAGATTCAAAGAAAATGGTTAGTGGAGGCTCTGTTGTAAATAACTTCAATATTACCGTCAATGCAAAAGACTCTTCAAAGGCAGAAATGAGAAGAATGGCTGATGAAATCGGTCGTATGATTAATTCAAAAATTAATAGAAGCACATCTTCTAGCACTTTGAGGTGATTAAATGACAAGCACAGTTTATTTAAAAATACAAAATCATTCAGGTAGTAGTGCAATTATTGATACTATTCCATTAAAAGTGACTTCTGTCTCTGTTTCTGTTGATAAGCAGATTCCTGCTTTTCCTTTACCTTTAAGTGGTTTAGCAACAGGTGAATCTCTTACTGCTGCTTTAGATTTAGGAATGTCTAGCAAAAGAATTAGTTTAACAGGATTCATTCTGCCAACTGAAATACAAAGAACCCATTCTCCTGATACATCGCCTCATAGAACATTAAAATTCACAGCACAAGAATTAGCGCAGATGATTGCTTCAGGTGTTGATTCAACGGGTTTAGCAACTTATCAGGCTATCAACGAATTAGTGGTTTTAACTCCATCTTTTGTTAATGAAAATTACATTGATAGAGGAAGACTTGCAGATAATCCAACAAGTCCCGATTCATCAACCGTTGCTTTAGGAAGTGTTTCTGTTGATATTCCTTTGACATTTAGAGCAAGAGGTGAACCTAATACTTTAGATAATACCAATGTTAGTGGTTCTTTACCTTTTCCAACAGCATCAACTTCTGAAGGACTAAAAGGTTTTATTCAAAACTTTGGATATGAATTAAATGCTGAATCGGTGGATGTTTCTTTTAATTTAGATTTTGTTGTTGCTTTAATTTTACCTTGAGGTTTCGTTATGTCATATTCTATTTTCGCAGGAAAACAACGCTCGCTTGTTTTTCCAGTCATGTGTAATGGTTTTTTGACATTAGATTATTCCGATAATATTGCTTCAACAGGAACAGGTATTCCTTATGGTCTTTGGAATTTAGATAATAATTTTACATTTGAGTGTGTTTTGACACCATATGAAATTAATGGCTATGGCTTTTATGCCGCATCTGGGAATGAGTTTCCTCCACAATTTACAGACAATAATCCTTCGGGAAGTGCTAAAGCATATGTTTCGGGTAGTAAAAAGATACAGAATGGATTAAATTTTGCCGCTACTGAAAGTAATTATGAAAACCATAAATATATGGACAAAGATGATAGAGGAACACACGAAATGCGTATTTTTCATAGCACTAACTTACAAATTAGTTTAATTAATAGCACAACTCATAATTGGAATAATCCAGCAAGATATAAAATTAAAGTAGGTATTAAATTAGGAACTGCTTCTATGGAGTATTTTACAACAGATGAAGTTATTGTTCCAAATTTAGGGGCGCAATATTCTTATGCGGCTGATGAATGGTCGGGCGGAGATAATGACTTAACTGGGTTTGATGCAGACGGTAAAGCAAAATATAGACTTATTGGTAAAACAAGTTCAATTTTTAGTGGAAGTCATGCAGTAAATGTAAGCGGTGGCAACCCAAATGATTATGTTAGTGAGTTTAAAGAGATATTTGTTAGAGATGGTTTTACTTTTACTTCTATCGGTTTTGTTGATAGTGCTACTGCAAGTGCTTTAACTTTAAAAGCAGCCCCTTCGCAAGCAGTTGGTGTAAATACTAATCTTTATATCCATGATAAGTATTTTGAGCCAAGTTATATAAACAACACCTATCATATTGCTTGTGCGTGGGATAATCAAAATAAAGAGATTCTTATTTTCTTTAATGGGAGGCTAGTAAAAACAGGAACCCATACTCAAACAGATTCATTTTCTATGGCCGCAGAAGATTTTTATATTGGTGCAAATGGTGGCGGAACAACAGGAGTAAGTTCCGCAAAAACCAACAATCAATTTATGGGTGAACTTCATGAATTAAGTTTTATGAATATTAGAAAAACCCAATTTTCGGCAACAAATAACTTAATGCCTAACTATAACAATACTGTTTTATATTTAAGATTTGAGGAGGTGGATGAATAATGGTCGTTGATTTAGCCACAGGCTTATCTAAAGAAGAGTCTCCGACAAATCCTAAGTTCTCTGATAGTTCTATAACTTCTTCTCATAGAATTTATACTGCTATTGCTACAAATGGAGCAAGCACCTTTACTGCTACTGACCATACTGGCGGAACACAATATTCTAATTTAGCGACAACAAAAGGATTTAGAATTAAATGCTATGATGCTTTAACAACCACAGGCTTTCGTTTTAATCCTGGTGATTTCGCAACATATAACTATTTTGTATTAGTGTATTCAGATGATGATAAGAAACATCATTTTGCTAGAATAACTGAAATGATAACAGAAGACTTAGAAGGAGATGCTTTTGAGTTTGAACCAAAATTAGGTAATGAAATTCCAAAAGATACAAAATTTTTAATTGTCAAAGGCCACATCAAAACAAATACTAACATTGTTGCTTTTTCGGGAGGTATTCTAAATGATAGTATAGCATTGGATGAAAACCTTTCCTGTGCTAGACCATTGTTTTATTTCTTTGATAGTCTTTTAGATAAGAAAAATGAATTAGACCACAACACAAAATACTATTGTATGCAAAAAAGCGGTTCGGGAACTAGTTTTGCATTTGATACTACGGATGCTGTTGTATTTAGAACTGTTCAAGATTTTGGTAAAACAGTTATTGATTATAGTAAATTTTCTCATAGAGTTACTTTAACAGATAAATTAAGAGATTTAGATAATACTGTAAATCAAGGAGCATCTATTACTACAAATGAAGGAGCAACTATTACTGCCGACACTAATGACTATAATGCTATGTTTCCTAACGCTAGAAGAATTAGCGATGATTTGATAGCAACCCCCACATATACTGGACCAAAAAGATATTTGCATTATGATTATTCTCCTACTAAATCAAATCTTTTATATAATGTTTTTGAACATGTAAATACTGAATCTATTGATGGTAAAGGTGGTTTTTCCGAAACTTCTATTTTAGATAACGGAAGAATCATGCCTAAGAAAATTAAAGAGTTTTATGAATACAAAGTAAGACATAATATTCATCGTGGCGATATGAACGAGTTTTTCTCTTTAGCAGCAACATATTCATCAAAAACATCTAATGCTGTGTTTTCTTTCAATACTGAATATAATTTAAGTGATGTTCTAAATGCAGGAGATGAAGTCAAGTTAGGGGATAATATTTTAATTGTTCAGTCTATTGCTGGCCTAACAGGAACAACCCAAGAGATAACCTTCCAAAGCGACACACACCCCTATGTGAGAGGCGTAAATGACTCCGCTTTCACCGCACAGTCCACGACACCGACAAGCGGAGATGTGCTTCAACGGCGGGCATATAACGCAACTGATGGAACACTTATGCTAAACACACATCTGCTAAATAACCGATTTAGCAAGATGTATGTGTCTTTTACATCTTTAAACCATAATGAAAGATTTGCTAGTATTACTGCTTGTAATGCTACCACAGGTATGCTTACTTTATCTTTTACGGATGATTCGTATAACAATAATCCTTTAAGTTTTGCTAAAGGCCAATATCAAGTATTTATTGAAAGGTTTAACGGGGAGATAGAAAATATTGAAACTAAAAAAGAAGAAGGGCAAACTATTGTTGAAATTCAAGGTAGAGACAAATTTAATAAATTATTATCTCCTGTTGTGAATTTAAATACATTATTTAGTGAAGATATTATTTATTCTAGCAATAGTCCATACAATAAATTAGCAAATATTAGAGCCGCATCTACATTTACTATACCATTAGGAGTTACTTTATTTCAGACTACAATTCCTGATAATGGAGATGGTTCTAATTTTGATAATTTTCCCGTAGTAGGAACAAAATTATTTACGGCTAATGGATATATTGGGCAAGTAACTGCGTCTAGCACTTATTCTCATGGAGGTGGGCCTGCAAGACAATATTCAATTACTTCTTCTCTAACTGCCGCTAATAATGAAGCAGTTTATATGGAAACAGAAAAAAATTATATTCTTTCAAAGGCACTTGGCTCATCTCATTTTGCTGATAAAAAGGCGGCTAGTTTAACTGGTTCAGCAAATAAAGGTTTAGTTTTTACATCAGGGAACGAAATTACTTATTCTTCAGGTGCTGAGGGAGACACTTTAGTTTCATCCAGCACTAATCAGAGCGTTGGAGCAGTAGGGCATTCAATTAATAGCCCATCTAATATTAAAAATGATTTAGCGTTTCAAGCAAAATTACATGATGAACATGGTTCTGCCTCTGCTTCTACATTTGATACTGTAAATACTTTAATTGATTTTGAAATCGTTTCTTCTACAAAAAAAGGCAACATAACTCAAATTGAATTAGCCCCATATTTGCCTATTACATTGGGAAGAAAAATTAAAAATTATGGACAAAGTGAAGGATATACTTTAACAAATACGGAACAAGCCAATAAAAATGCTGGACTTAATGCTATACATCCAAATATTATTGAAGCAAACGGCAATATCATTAAAAATTTCAACAGAGGCGACCCAGTATTTATAGGAGCCGATACTGATAATGCTGTTTTTGCTGGATATGTTATGGTTAAAAAGTTTGAAAAGGGAACAGGAAATGGTAAATTTTTGTTGTTCTTAGACAGAGATGTAAGTTATACTGCTGGAGATAAAATATACCAAGTAAGTAAAGACACGCATGATTTAGTCTTTATTAATGGAGCGCATCTTTGGGGAGGAAAGATTTTGACTCTGCCTCATAGTAAATTGACCTCTAGTGGGCCTGTTCCATTAAACATAGAAAATATCTTTGTTAGCAACGAAGACACTAATAAGAAATATGGACAACCCTATTACAAATCAATTGCTAAAGCAGATGGTTCCTTTAATGAAAAACCCACGCAAATTAAATCATCAATTGTCGAACTAAGAGAAGTTTATCCAAATGATTCTAAATTGGAACACCACTCTATTAATTACAAAATAAAGCCTAATATTTCTTCTGTAAATATTAGTGAATATGATAAAACTGGAACAGGTGATGATAACCACAGGGATTTTGATATGAGAGGATTTGGTAGCGCACATGGTTCTTTGTTAAATGGAGAAGCAAAAAGACATAGAGTTAATGTAGATGATGCAAATAAAGCAACTGACCGTTATGGAGGCTACGGAGGCTATGTTCATTTAAACACAGAATATGGAAAGGGGCTTATACATGAAGTCAGTTCAGCAGCAACACTCTTTTTGTATATTAATTCTGATATTTTACCATATTCCTCATTAAGAGGAGATAGTATTATGGATGGTAATAAAAACATCATAGACTATAATTTACTTCTTATTGAAAACAAAAAAACAAAAGATTCTTCTCTTACATATACAAATACTACCGCAGGGAATCAAGTTCGCCTAACAGATGATAATTTTCAAACAATAACTATACAAAACAATACTGATATTTCCTCTCTTAAAAGATTTGGAATTATGAGACTAACTGAACTTTGTTTTGATATTCACTATAACTTATTTAATCCAGAGAAAGAAACTGTGCCTAATCAAGAATACATTAGAGTAGCACAATTAACTGGTGAGCACTTTTCTTCTGCTATTGGGACTTTGGACGCTACTTCAATTACTGATTCTATGACAGGTTCTCTTGCCTCTGAACCAACAAAAATTAAATTAGCAACAGTATCAACGAATCCAGCAAACGGAGATTTTTTATATGATACCAATTACAAACTTATAGGGCGAGTTAATTCTTATGATACTGGAACAAAGGTAATCACATTTACTAGCGATGTTAATTTAAATGATGATGCTTCTTTAACTGTTGGAAATATATACAAAGATGGTGGGCAAGGAACTGCTTTCGGTCTTGAAGGAAGTAAAGATAGAGATACCTTTATGTCCGAAGATAGGGCACATATTCAAAAAGGAGCAATTGTTAGCGGCAATTATGGTTCTCAAAGTTCAGATGCATGGCATGGATTCCACAATAATGTTATTGCTGGTTTTGCTTCAACTGATGCAGTAGTATTCCCAATTAGGGTCAGTTATTCTAATACTCTTAATACTCCAGGAAATACACCAAGAATCTTTTTTTCAAGACCATTTTACTATATGTTAGGATTTGCTGATAATTTATATGACCATAATATAGTGGTTGCTTTAGATACATATATGATTGAAAATGGGCAAAAACATGATATTAATGCAGGGGCAACAATTCCTCTTAGCGATGGAAGGCAGTATGACCATGATGACGCTGCTTCAACTAAAAGAAGTTTGACTATTGGGAAAACAAGCAGTAATTATATTTTTGGAGAAAAAACAAGAGGTTCATCAAACACAAAGGCCACTACTTCTCCTTATGAAGCAACAGGAATTAAAATAGGTATTAAACCAAGACTTTGGTATGATGCTTCCGAACATGATACTGTTTCATCAATAGGTTCATCAAGTGGAACTCTCTATGAATATGGTTTCAATGCCTATGCTGAAAAATTAGGCTGGATGGACATGATAGACTTAACTGGATGCTATTTAGTATCGGAAGCAGGAAAAGATATTGATTTAGGAAAAACTGTTATAACAGGTGATGAAAATGCCGAGTCCTCAAGAAATATGAATAATGTTGTTCCTAACGATATTATTTATGTTGTTTCTCACACCGTGACTAATTCTGGTGGTTTGAAGAATCATCTTATTTTAGATAAACAATTGGTGGATGAGTCTGCTTATCGTGTGCTTAAGCCAAACGAAACCACTTTTTATGATTATAGCCCAAAAGAAATAAAACTTAATACTTTACATTCAAAATACACTAAAATGGCAAATGAAGATAAAATGTATGATATTAATCAAGACATTGATATTGTTGAAGGAACGAGAGGAAAAACTCTTACTGGTTCAACTCCAGATAAAACGGGGCCAAACCAAGAAGCATTTCTATCAATGTATGTTGTAGTAGACCCTGATAAGCAAAGTTCTACGGAAAATCATTTGGTTATGAGAACAGACACAAATTTCTTAGAAATAATGTCTGAAGGAAATTATAACATGTATATGTCTGATGGAGAAGATAATACAAAAACTAGTCTTGAAGTTATTAAAAATGTGTCTGTTGATGGAACTTCTTCCCCAACTCCACAAAATACTGTTGTTTTAAATTTCTCAAAAATAAAAGAAATGCAAGGGGTTGTGAGCGTTTCGGAAACATTTACTTTAGATACTGCCCAAGAAATTCAAATTGATGCTAAAAGAGCGTGTATTGGTTCAACGGTGAGTGTTGGTCTTGAAGGAGAAGACTTGATTAATGAATTACTTGAACAAGAAGGAATTGAATTTGAAACAACATCAACTGATACTCCTATGTATTTAGCACCTAATTATCAAGGATTGGATTTATTTTCAGCAATTAAATATGTTTTAGACAAAAAGGAGATGAAATTAGTTGAAGAGAACAATGTTTTTAAAATTGTTCCCGATGACACAAATGACTATTATACTAATATCATAATTGATGATAGTGAAGAATACTTAATATCAGAGTTTGAAAAGGTTTCAACTACTTTTGATTTTTACAATGAAATTATTGTTTATGGACTATCTCACAAAGCATCAAGAAAGGACATTCGTTCTATCCAAAAAAGAGGAAGAAAGACCTTAGAAGTAGTTGATAATACTTTATTAACTCAAGAAGAAGTAAATAAACAAGCAATTAGATTATTGCTTATTCATTCAAGAGTAAACCAAAAATTAACATTTACTATGCAAAATAAAGGAATAAATCAATTAAGACCTGGAGATATTGTAAACGTTTCTATTCCTAGAGAAAACATAGAAATGAGCGAATATATTATTTTAGAAATGGAACACCTATTGACAGGTTTTATTAAATTACAACTTGGAAGATACACAAAAGACCTTTCCGATATTTTCTCTGAACTTCTCGTTTCAAGCAAGGAAACAAAAGCAGCGTTGAGAAATAATGATTTAACCACTAACGAAATATCCTTTGATTTCTTGGATAGCATCAACATCAAAGGACTTAAATTATTGGTTCGCAAGCGTGAGGCATCGGGCGGTATGACCTTCGGATTCGGACAGGCGTTCAATACATCAACTGCTAAACTTGGATTTGAAGGCGGCGCAAGTATTACACTTACTGATTTATTGGAGAGGGATTTGACATGATAACTGATGAACTTAAAAAACAACTTGTTTCCCACCTTAAAAGCATTATTACTAGTGCTAAAATAGGCTTGGGAGGTAATTCAACTAATCCTATATCAACTGATTTAGATGTTCCATTAAGTGTTTCTCCTACATTAGTCAAAACTGAATCTGATTTGAATGTATTAGAAATTAAAGTTTCAGTAGCAGGTAGTTCTATTCAAGGACAGGTTATTCGTGAAGTTGGTTTGTTTGATGACAATACTTTATCAGCCCATGCTTCAAGAAGTCCTAGAGTAGATTACTCTCTATTTAGAACTAACTTTGACGGAGTTGGCCCATTTTCCACAACAGAAACATTAGAACTGTTTATTTTATTGGAGGTTGAATAAGATGGTAAGCAATAGAAACTACTATGGTCAAAGCACAACAGGAACTGCAAATCAAATTGAAGATGATGTGGATTTTCCGCATACTGGGATTATTAAGGCTTTATCTGATGGATTAGGACAAAACTATGCAATTAGTGGCTTTGATATTACTGTTGATAGCGCAACGCAAATTGATGTTGGTGCAGGGGTTATTTTTCGTGATGGTAAAAGAATTGCTGTTGCGGGTGTAAATAATTTAACTTTAAGTTCATCATATACAAACGGTTATCATTTGTTAGTTGCTAATAATCACGCAACTGCCCCTGTTTTAGAAATTAGAAACCCAACCGCAGTAAATAAAGTTCCTGAATATAGACACCCTGCTTCTGGAGTAGCGGGAGCAGATACTATTATTGCTGTTATTACTCATACAGGAAGCGACCCAAATATTCAATACTTAACAGTTCATAAGACTGAAAATAGTTTGAGCGTAGGATATGATTCTAGTGGTTATACAGAGGCTATGTCAGTAGAAGGCACTTCTACTAAAACAACTTTCCATAATAAAATAGCAGATGCAGATATTAGATTTGTTTTAGGAGATAATACTGCTGATGAGAAATTTGAGATAGTTACTGATGATGACGCTGATGGAGATTTAACTGACACACTTACTGAAGTATTTTCAGTAAATGGATTAGGTGCAACATCAATTGCAGGGACGGTAAATCTAGGAAGTGTAGTAAATGCTGGAACAGATACAGATAAGTTCTTGGTTTTAGATAGTGGTGGAAATGTAGATTTTAGAACAGGAACAGAAGTTAGAAGTGATATTGGAGCAGGAACATTAAGTGCAGAATCAGATACATTAGACACAGTTACTGGAAGAGGTGCTACAACCTCAAATTCAATAACGGTAGGGACAATTAGTTCAACTGATAATCAACTTCTTGGTTATGAAGTGCATGAAACCGCAACAGGTCCAATTATTACAGGTGGAAAAACTGTTGTCTATGTAAATGATATTACCGCCCTTACACCAGCAAACCAAATTACTTTACCTCCACCTGCGGCTGGAACTATTTTACATATTGTAAATATTGGTGGTGTGTCTATTACTATTTTAGGAAACCCTACTATTAATTTAGGACTTACCACTCATGCTAAAATTGCCGTTGCTAATCAAATAACATTAGCACCACATGAATATGTTACATTACAAGCACATAACGATAGCGTTCCACCATTAGTTACTGGACATATGATTATTAGTGATTGATTTTGTATGGCTTAATCTCCTGATTTAGCCGAACAAAATAAATTTTACAGAACGGATAAAAAGCCAAAAAAAAGCGAGGGAGGCCGAAGCCCCCCTCATGTTTTTTCTGACCATATTCCTAAACAAGCCCTACATTCCCACAATTTAACTTGTTCGGTTGAACCCACATAAAAACCGTATAGCCGTTTGGCTACGGTTTTTTCCGAACAATACGGGCAAGCCTGTTTTAGACCCATCTAATCACTTTTTAGCATCTTCACTCATAAGACGCTTCATATATTCTTCAACGCTTTCATCGGTAATTGAAGTTCCACCAAAAGCGGCAAAGAAGAGAAGCATCAGAATGATGACGAAAATGATTAATCCGAACCAATCCCAACCATCCATTACCAATTCACCTCCAAATCTTTGTGTTCTCCATGTTCAATAGAGAATCCTTTAACAAATCCATTATCCTGACCATATTTCCAAAGGTCATATACTAACTGTGTATCTTTCATACAATACTCAACGACTTCATCAAACTTACCCATTTTCCATAGTCGGGGCGCATCTGCACTTTCCATTAATTTAAAGTCATTCATTGTGCATTTTACCAAGTTTTTGAGTTGGTATCTTTCACCATGTCCTTTTAGTAGTGCTTTAGAAGTATCAATATACTTTTTATCTTTTAGATACTTTGTGATGCAGTAAATATCCATTGAGTCTCTTAGGATGGGTAAATCAAAAGAAGCGATGTTATGGCCTAACAACAATCCGCCCTTTTGTAAATGATTATCTAAATCATATTTGAGTTCACTCAATGGTTTTACAATATGTCCCGATTTAGAAAAGGATTCAACGGGTTCATCAACATAAACAGTTCCGTTGTTTCCATCCCAAGTGGCTACTGTTGAAACCTGAAACATATGGGTATTACCGAAACCACCAATGTCATACGACATATTTTTGGTTTCAAGGTCAATAGCCAAAACCGACACTTTAATCACCGCTAGACCAAAGTTTGGAAATCTTTTCTTCTTCTTTATCCACCTTTGGTTCTTCGTTAAGGTCGGTTCGTCGCTTCAGGAAAGCCACGATTTGCTTATTTGCTACACTTAGCATAGCACAACATTCCCAACCATCATCACCATAGGTATTCAAAGTATCAACGATAACATTTGGCCCTTTAGAGATTTCAAAGTATAATACTGTATTTTCCCACTTCATTCTATATCACCTGCGATGTATTTAACATACTTGCTTTGCCCAATTTTTGTTTCTTCAAACTTATGTTGAATTGATGCGTAGTTGCGATAGACTTGAGATTGTGATTTCTTAGATTTCTTTTTCACAGTCTCAAACAATTTTCCTTTGTGAACAAATCCTTCTTCATTTTTGTCAAGAACCTCAAATGCTTTCTTGAAGATTGATTCATCAGCCTTTTCCGCAACCGACTTCTGCCGCACCCGTAGGCTTCGCTCCAACCAATCAACCAATGTCATATAAGACTGTCGGACAATAGTTGCGGCTTGACGGACATTATGCCCAGTTACTATGAATCTATCGTTTTTATTTTTAATTGAAGGTGCAGATGCAACACTACATAGAACTGCCATTTTCATCAGAATTTTCATCAATCTGGTAGTAAAATTTGACGCAATCGCTTCAACTTCGGGGCGAGTATTCCAAAGATAATTGTTCATGTTATTGTATTCTAATCTGAGAACATCGTTGTAATCTGGTGAATACCTCATCACTTTAAGCGGGTCGCCTCCTACTTCTCTAAATCTTTCCTCAACCAATTCATAAATAGTAAATAAAGCATTTGAATACCTTTCAATCTCTTGCTCAACAGGAATATATTTTCCTGCTTGGCGAATCTGTTCAAGACGCATTTTATGTTGAATGAACTTAGGGACTTCCCAAACAAACAAAAGCATTCTTTGAAGAACACCCTTTTCAGCCATAACATCATTTAGATTGTTAGGAGGATAAGTCATAGCCATAACAGAACGCTCAGAGAAGCATTCCATAACTTGATTCTCAAAAGAAGTCAGAGCCTTTGAGATAATCCAAGATTCTCCCGCCAATGAATTCATTAGAGTATTCATATATACAATAGACTTTTCTTGATGCTGGCTTTGTTTAAAGATACCTGAATATTCAAATTCATCCCAATGAGCCAAACCATTTCCTTCCAATTGACCAGCAATTCTTTCCCAGACGATTTCTCCTTCATCATCAAATTCTTTCTTAAATCCACCAATAAGAACAGAATCTGTGTAATCTGTCAAACCAAAAACATCAAAAGTTCTTTTCATCGTTGGTCTATCCTTTAGAGCCAAGGATGGATGCTTTCCTTTATCGTTAATTCTTTTAAATACATTTTTTGAAACAGGCCCAACAAAGTTCCACAATGTAGATTTGCCAGTTCCGCTTGTTTGAACCCAACAAAAATGTATTCGGGTATCTTCAAGATTGCTTCCACTTGGGACATAGATAAAGTCTTTGACAATTTGTCCAAGGATTGTAAAGAAAGAAATACCAGCAGGAATATCATTATAATGGGAAAACTTTACTGCTTCCCCCTGAAAATCCCTAATTACTTTAGGTAATGCTTCTCTAAATACAGACGCATTGGCTTCAAAATTATCCCAATACGAATCCATGTCTTCGTTTTCATATAAATTTTCTTCTTTCATATTTTCACCTTCTCTTCCGAGTTCAATGTGGAGATTATTCTGTTGGCTAAAGTTTCTCCAATTCCTTCAACGGCTTGTAATTCGTAAGCCGAACACTCGCCTATTTCCATAATAGAGCCAAATTGTTTTATTAGTTGTTTTGCCTTTTTAATAGATACGCCTTTGATGCTACTTAGTAAATCAATTCTTAAATCATCTGTTGTTAATCTTTTAAATACTTGTGGGGCTATTGTTTCTCTCGTTAATGGTTTCATCTTACTTACTGCGGTTATAATCAATGCTGCTTCTTCTTCTGTTTGCACCCAAAAGGGCTTAATGTCTGTATCAAGAACAATTCTACCGATTGCTCCAAGAAATTTATTATTTAACATAATACTTCTTGAACCGACTGTCATGTTGCTTTTTGAATTTTCAATAACATTTAAAATTGCTTCTTGCATATCGCCATGAATAATTACAATATTAGTAGCATAATGTCTATCCATGTTGTCTAATTGAGTCCACAATCTTTTGGACATTACTGAACCTAAGAAATCCGTTGTTGATTTCGCTTCAAAGCAAACATCATCAAAAACATAATCACCAATTTCTAACCATTTGGTTTCAGTTGGTATCTGCATGGCTTTTGCTTTCTGCAAAACTAATTTAGCCAATTTCGATTTTTCTCTTGAATCAATAACAAGCATTTATACCTACCTCCATAACTATATTTACAATAAAAGCAATACTGCCTAAACAATAAAAACAGACCCTTGAGTAAAACATTATGCTTTTTCTTTCCATCAAGAATACCTCCAGCATTTACCCACACAAAACCCTTCACTAATCAATCTATCACAATGAGGCGTATTGTAGTTATTATGCACAGTAAATCGTGCGTGTTTCTTTGTGGTGTTTTTATCCCAATCAAGCCATACTGAATCGGACTTGCCAAAGACTCTCTCAAGTTCTTCAACCACCGACTCAAGCACTTCCTCTTTAACTTGGTGTGTATTTAGGTCTTGGTAGCCCGAAAGCAAGTCCCGATACCAAGAAACGAGGTATGCTCTTGCTATATGCGTTGGATTCTCCACCATGACCGCATTATGCAAACAAGGCAAGATAGGTAATTTTCCTACGCCCTTTGGCACAGAAACCGACCCCCGCATTTCCTTAATAGGGGGTGCTTCGGGGAAAGTGGCCTCCACTTCTCCACCCTTTCGGAAGGATAAATGGCGAGGCTCTTTTGCTAATACGAGTATTTCTTCAATACTAAGAGATAGGTCATCAACAGTCAAAGGAATGCAATAGCGAGCATTACCCTCTCCATCAGAAGAAGACATATTTACAGTATTTGGCACTCTTCGTAGACGAGTAATTTGACCTACTCTTTCATCAAGTGTATTATCCTTACCTACTTTAGAAACCAAGTATTCTTTGATTTCTTTAAAAAGAGTCTGAACATTTCTCATATTATTAGTTCTCTTACCAAAGATGAATAAATGAAAACCACGCCCCGAAAAGAAAAGCGTATGAAGATAATTTCTTTGAATTACCAACTGCATCACTTCCTTCACATCACGCCATGCTTTATCTAATTCATCTTCATGTGCATCAAAGTCCAAAAAGATTCTATCAATAATCACCGTTGAATCAATAGCCATCTTTTCACTAAAATGCTCAAAGTCATAAACAGTAGTATATACATTCGTTCTATTGTTTTGAGATTGAACGAATTTAATATACTGTTCTTTACTTTCCATTTTCTTTCTTCTCATCTGCGGAGCGTTCTTGATTTGACTCCCCGCCCAAACCATTCTCGGAAACTTCATTTTTATTACCTCCAAAATTTACTGTTGCGGTATTTAACAGAGACTTAATCGTATCTGCTATCTGTATTTGTAGTGATGCATAAACCATTTCTTTCATCACATCACTAAAATATTTACCAACATAATCTTCTTTAATTCTTAATTCATCAATTATTTTAAATTTTTCAATAAGACTCATTTCTGAGTAAATGTCATTACAGATAAGAGAAATTGTATTTCTCAAATCCGAAATCTCATTGAATGACCAATTTCTTGATAAGACCTTCTTTTCAATTAATTCTTTCATATTATCACAACCATGAATCATTCTGTGCCGCTTCACAAATTCCATAATAAGAACAATACTGAGAACAGGTTTTCATGTAAAATGAAGCAGGGAAATGCCCTTGTTCATAAGTATAAATTAACTTAGCAATATTATCCCAAAGAGCCGTCATTGAACGCTTCAAAACAGGTTCAACTGTAATATGGTTAGCAACAGGATAATACCAACCCCAATGGCTAACTTCCATATCTTTTGTCAAACCGTGTTTTTCAAGCACTTCTTCGGGTGCATTATCAATCATCAGTTTATAGAAAGCCATTTCTTGACGCATAGAAGAAGTCTTAGAATCTTTCCAACTGCCTGTCTTATATTCAAAGGGAATTAGTTTCCCATTCTCAATAAACACACGGTCAATGATACCTTGAAGTCTCACGACATAATCTCGTTGTAAAGGATATTTCTTACTTACATTCTTAGGAATAGTAATTTCACAATCAAATACTTTTTCATTGATTACTGGTAAAAATTCATCAATTCTTTCTTCACTTCTTGCCTCAATGAAGCGTTGTGCCTCAAATGCGGCGACTGTTAATGAGAGGTCATAATACTCATCAATCGGCATAAGGCTGGTGCAGTATTCAAGAACCTCTGAATTATTCATGGCTTCTGCCTTTTTAATGTCAAATTCATTAAAGAATTCTTCACGGTAGTTGTGAAGAATAGTTCCCTTTCTCATCGCTTCTGTTTGGTCAGTCGGCAATCGTTGAATATATTGAAATTCATATTTCTTATTGCACCAACCGAAAGAACCCACCAAAGAAGATTTACTAATCTTCAAAATTGGCTTTGATGGGTCGTCTGCATTTTCAGGCTTCCAATCATAAGTAAAGTCCCTCATGGACTTAATTCTTGCTTCATATTTTTCATCTTTGTTCAAAACCATTCCTCCAATGTTTTTTGTATTCTTCCTGTTCTAATACTGGATAAATCCCAGTTCATAGCCTTAAAAATAGGCTCGGCTTTCTTCAAAACCTGTTCAGCGTAGTGTTCCAAGTCAGGAACAAGGCCGCTAAAATCCTTCATTTCAACTCCCGATATAAACTCAACGGCTCGTTTTTCATGCGTCAAGGGATGAGTATAAACATCATTTACACCCCTTACTTTCAAAAATAAATATGAGTCGTCAAAATTAGCATCATATTTTTCCCAAGCATATAAAACACCAGCAATACCTGAACCAATTGACGGCTTCTTTCCTTCAAGTGTAGTAAAATTCTTCGTTGGAGAAGCACACTTTGGACAAGCCCCATATTTCATAGAGATACAGTCTTTCAAATGAAATTTTGAACGACATTCGGGACATTTTACTTCAAAGCGATTTCTTCTCAGTCGGCTTCTCTTGATGAATGAATCAAGAGGCATTTTACCAGACATGATTTCTTCATAGGTTTTATGAAGAGAAGCAACAATTTCTTCTTGCTTTTTCTCACCAACCCACATTTTAAGAGTCCGAGTTTGCACCTCTTTCGCCATTTTTGTTTCACTAACTCGTTTTGCAGTAAAACCTGTCATTGTGAATTTTGGCTCATCAAGCCATGTTCCATCATCCCAAGTAATTAATCCTGCGTTTCTGTTTTTTGTAGTGCCGACCCCAAGAGCAGAATAAAACTTTTCAAATTCCAAACTGACGGGATGCTGTTCAAGTCCGAGAACATTCGGGAAACTTTTTTTGACTTCATCTTCAATCACCTTAATTGCTTGTTGTGCGGCTTCTACGGAATCAATTTGCACATAAATAGAATCTGTATGTCCATAAACCACTTTCATTTTATCACGCTCGGTAATGTGTAAATAGCAACCCAACAGGAACGCCTGCTAATTTTGCTACTTCTTCTTGTATTTCTGTAATTTGAGATTTTAGATTTTGAAGATTCTGCATATCAACATACAAAGAATCTAATTCCTCTGCAATTTGTTCTTTCATTTTTTTAATTTCTTTAAGTGTTTCTAAATATACTCTATCATCGGTCATAATACCACCACCAGTAATGTAATGATTGTCGCAATATTAACTACATTGACCATCATCAAAATTTTGTTGCTTCTGTTAATCATCATCAATAATTCCTCCAGCAATTCATTCGTTCTGTCCATCATCATCTTCATTCACACCTTGCTCAATATCTACAATGATAGCGTTTCGTTTTAGATTATTCATCATTTGAAATATCTCTTTGACTTCCTGCATTGTAATATCATAGGTTTCTTCACTATCATAAGACAGTTTGACTGTAATATACTTAGTTTTCATCTGTAATCCTCCAATATGTTCTTTTGTTCTTTTGGTCAATAACTGTCAAAAGACTTCTATGCTTAGATAAATAAGCACCAATGCTGGTAGTATTCTCAAGATACTTAAGAGTCTTACCATAATCAATAAGTCTGTCTTTCATCTGATTTGCAGAAAAACCATCATGCATTTCAGGTATAAGTTCATCAATCCACTTTTGTAAAAATTTATTCATGTTTATCACCTAGTTTTGTAAACGGCCCAGAAATTTCTGTTATTTTTTCGTGAAAGAGATAATTACAACAAAGAACAACTAAAGGTAGTCTACAAACCTTTTCTCCATCTATTTCAATCTCAATAATCTGTCTATCAACCTTATTTTTAGAAGGGTGTTCTGTAATATAATAGTGAATATATTCATACTCATTTAATTTATCATATAATGTGTAATATTCTTCTTCTTCTGGTCTATAATATCTCATATTTTCATCTCCTTTGCTTTAAATGCGGCAAGTCTAATTGCTTCTCTTGCACTTGCAGTAATAGATGCAGCCAAATCAACATCAGCCCAACCAAATCCTTGAAAGGCAACAATGCCATAAAAAGAAGCCATTAATCTCTTGACAGCCATTTGATTGTTATACCACTTTGCATACTCGCCGTTGTCCTCCTTTTGTGCTTGATACATAAGTCGCTTATATTCATTTCGCAACTCCTTCAATTCAAGAACGGCTCTCGGTAAAAGACCAAGTTTATCTGTTTTATAGTAAAGCATATCTTGGTATTTAACTTCACTAAAATCTCTTGGCGTAAGAATGTTCACGGCAAATTCTGTTGGTTGTTTTGATTTTGTTTCCCAACTGATATTGCGAGCAATCATCATTGAAGGATATAGACCAGCAAAATCAAAGGCGGCTACATTCAAATGTAATCCATTTGTTTCTTCGCTTAATGGGTCATAAATCATCGCACCTTCATATTCTTTGCGTTCATCAACCTTTTTTCCTGTTGGTGCTTTCCAAGTAGCATTTCTCATAAAATAAATACTACCCATGTGAGAAGCATAAAAACAAGCATCAAATGGTGCTTTCAATAGCCTTTGAAGTGAAAGAATGGCTTCACTACAAAAATTTTTCTCATCAATTTCAACCATCAATTCAACATCTCTCAAAGCATATTTGAGGTATGTTTGTGTATCTTCTAACCAACCCTTGCGATAAAATTCGTTAGTGTCTGGAAACTTCTCAGAAACCAATTTCTTTTTGTTAAGAACAGTCTCTCCGATGTAATCAAGCGATAAAGAAGGTAATGTCCCTCTTTGACTGTCATTCCATTGTCTTTCAAAAGCAAGGTCTAACGAGAGGGTTATGCGACCCCCTACGGGTTGCTCAATGGGAGAGAACCCACTTTCACCATAGGCGAAAGAGAAGCCATCCTTGACCTTTTTAACGCCCTTAACGAAGCCAATTGGAGACATGATACGAGGGTCAAGACCCACGGCACACGCCCGTTCAAATAATTTCGGTAAATCAGCAAAATGACCAAACCAAGCAATTAACATATCGGGGTCTTTTACAATCATTGTAGTCATAAAATGTTCAATCATTTCTCTTTCAGAAGGAAAATAGTGGCCTTCCCAATCACTTCTTTCATGTGAAGTATAATCCCAATGTTGGTCTTGATTAGGAAACCAAGCCCATTGATAGTATTTCTCATCGTAGTTATCATAAACAACAATAGTAGTCAATTGGTCGTGATATTCTCCGCCTTGTTGCCATTCCATATCCCAATACCACTTACGCAGTTTATATTCAGGCATTTCATCTAATTCATCAACACAATACCGAAAATGCAAAGGAACATCTGCTTCATAGGTTTCATTCCACATCTTCTTTGCATTACGAATATCATTGGCGTTTTCAACAAAAACTTTCTTCAAAGGTTTCCCTTCAAGATTAGTCCAATCGCCACGAAGATACTCAAAATCCCTAGTGATATATTTACTTGGCGAATAACTAGGAAATTCAGTAGCCTCTTCATCCACAAAGAAATATGGTCTGAAATTAACCATCTCATACTTTCTTTCATTGTTCTCTCTCCATGCTTTGTATATTCTCATTCCATCATTCATTTTATTAATAATCATTATTATCACCCGTTAATCTGCGGTGCTTTCACTAACATTCTATCTTCTGCTACCATAAGAATAGGGAAATCGTCTTTCAAATAAATATTCACCATCTGCTGTTTTTCAAACAAAGAATACAAAGGCCCACTAAACTCAACCGTTGCTGATTCTCCTATGTTAAAGAAAGGTTCAATGGTTTCTTCATATTTATTACTCGCACCATCTCTTGATGATACTGAAAGAATCTCTTCGTGGTAATTAAATTTGTATACTCCTGTTTTCACTAATTCACAATTTTTGATTGCATCTCGTAATTGCACCTGCATAAGACTAATACCCGCTTCAAACTTTGATTTACCAAAAGTAAAAAGCATCCGAGGCATGACCTCATAACTTACATGATTCAATAAACCACGCATTCTTGAAATAGAATCTCCTTGTGGGTGGCGAACCACCAAAGGAATAGATGCCTTTCTGGTATCAGAAGTTAATTGAATAAAATCTCCAACTACAAAATTTATTTCATCTTTGAACGATTTAAGATACGGAGCAACTTTCGTAGTATCAATGACGACATTACCATCTTCTTCACCTTCAACTGTCAAATTTAATTTAACGGCAACAGTATTATTGCCGTTCCAAATAGAAAGAACATTACCTTCCAAATACAGAGAGGCATAGTTTCCAAGACTCGTATTCCCGAATCCACTTCCACCAATACCTTTTCCTTTCATTTGAACTTTGGTTAATGCCTTTTCTAATTTTTCACTATCTATTGTAAATTTCAAATCTTACCCTCCCGCATTTCAGGAATACCGTCCCAAGAAACATTTCCGCCACCAACGGTCAATGATTCCCAAGACTTTCCAACAAGCGATGTATTGGTTTTACTACTGAGTAATTCAGCCTTATACACAACATCGTTCTTTTTGCGGGTTCGTCGGGTTGTAATGATTTGATGGAGGTAATCTCCCCAGTTATGCCAGTTTGGTTTAGAACCAATAACTTCTCCTGTTGCACCATAATCAGCCTTTGAGTGGGTGATGTAGATTTGGTCGCAGTTAAGGTTCTTACACATCATCAAAAGAGAATAAAAGGGAGCGTTTCGCTTTCCCCATTCAAACTTCATCTTTTGAGGCTTTCCAATCTTTGAAGACCCAGTTACATGTAAAGTGCAACAATCAAGCCATTTATCCACACCATCAAAAACAAAGAGAACATTTTCACCCTCTTCAATCTTTGATTTAACATACAAAACAAAGTCTTCGGAATTTGCTTCCGACTTTTGAATATCCAATTCACCATTTTTGTTTCGCACTTCAGGATTCCAAAGAGTAATCCTATCGGTCATTTCATGGTTTTGTCGCCATGTTGGTTCACAACCATCATCCCAGTCAAGAACATAAATTTGCTTATCTGGGAAATCAAGAGCCAAACCGCTTTTAACAGTCTTTGGTTCTCCCCAAATACCACAAATAAGACGATTGTTTCTAGCCAATCGTCCTTCTGTTTGTTTTGCTAACTTATCCTTAAATGCAACAACTCTTGCGTTGTTCACCATTCCTTCATCAACTTCAATCTTTTTTCCACTAGTTAATCCCATATTATCACCAAATTAAATCTTCTTCTTCAATTTTAATTTCTTCTCCCCTTAGACGAGTCCATGATTTAATCAAATCATGTAATTCTTCTAAAGACGAACAGACATATCGGGCTTCTTTCGTTCCAATGTGAAGTTTAACCCAATAGGTTCCTGTCTCATTCTCGTTTTCTTTCCAAGTAATAAAATCAACATTGAATAAATCAATCATATAACTATTACTTTTAATTAAATATCTTTTATTGTATAAATTTTCCATAATTTTACCCCCATAAGGGAGAGGCTTCGCACCTCTTTTGGCCGTCATTGTCGCCAACGACTACACAAATTGAGTAAGACTCAATCAAAACCAGTCAAAGTCTTCCTCAACGGGTTGTGCGACTTCAACGGCAGAACCATGACGAATCACACAATATAGACCTGCTACATTGATAGTGATTGGTTCAACACCTTCATCAGTTGTTCGTTGGCTTGTTCGGCCAATAACGATAACAGACGAACCAATACCGAAATCAAGAGTCAAATGCTCAGGAATCCAGCAAGTGGTGATTGCATCATCATCGTAAGAGATTTCAGCATTCAAATCCGTTAGGTTAATGATTCGGTTTCCGTTCTTTGTTGGAGTCATGTTCATATTGCACACCGTTCCATCAGTAATAACGAAACGCTCCTTTGAAGCGAGTTGTTGTAGTTCAATGTGCGCTCTTTCCAATTCAACAAGGGGATAAAGGTGCTTATCAAAGTTGTTTCGCAGACAGTCTTCAAAGTCAAACGAAGACATATCACGATACAAATCGTTTTCCTTATCCATTTCAGCATTCATGGTAAGACTACTAAAGGTTAAATCCTTAGCACCATAAATAGAGGTTTCATCACTTGAAAGAACACAAAGGAAATGACACCATTCAAAGGTGTTTGGTGAGAAATCAACCCCTCCTTGATTCTTGTAAGAAAAGAAGTATGGCTTCATTTCACCATTTCCGATTTGACCAAAGAAAATACCTGTTCGTCGGAACTGTGCCTTTGGTAGTGGCTTACCGAAAGATTCGTTCTTACCACCATTCATGTAGGTTTCGGTTGAATCAAGAGGAATGTAGATTCGTCCATCTTCAAGAGTTTCTGCACCATCGGGCAGACTTGAAACAATCTTTTCTTCATAGGTTCCCTTGTGGAATCGGGAAACTGTGAATTTGCCGAGAGCATTTTCAATTGCTACTGCAACAATACCCTTTTCAAGAGCATTATCCGAATCACGCATGAATTCTTCCTTTGCTTGGTTTCGGTTCCAACTCATCATATCTCTTGGCGCATCAAGAGAAACAAAGAACCCAAATGCACTCTTATAGAAAGAATCATTTGACTTTTCTTCATTACCAGACTTCTGCGCTCGTCGGGTATTTGCGACAAAGTTTCTCCAAAGACCCAATGCAATAGGGTTAGAGGTTTCAATGCCGTTTTCGGAACAAATCTCTTCCAATTTGTTCGTCGCTTCTTCAACGCTCAAGCCAATGACCTTTGCGCCTTCTTCAATTTGGTTTTTCATATCCATTTTTTTCACCTTTTGTTTTTTTGTTTTTATAGTAATTGACCCATCATCCATGATACTAACACTTTCGGGGTCATTGTGTTAGAACGCCATTCGCTTTCGCCTAATGTCCGTAGGAATTTAAATTTCGTTGCCGAATCCAGATTCTCTGCATTAATAACTGCGTCATGCAAACCGATACAAATATCTCTTACTGACTTACCATCATACAAGAAATCATGAACTTTGCTGAGAGCATTTGCATTTTTATTCGTAATTAAAATTAACAATTCGTTATATTCAGTCAAACCGATTTCAAGTTGTTTTGATAGAGGGGAATTGCTTGCTTTAGCCGCTTGCAGTTCGGTTATCCCTCGTCTTAAATCACCGTGAAGAGAGTATATAAAGGGCTTCATCTCGTCTGCGGTAAATCGGGTTATTTCTTCACGCTTGAGAATTGATTGTAATACATCAAGCATGACCTCATTAGATAGAGGTTTAAAATGATAATTTGCACATCTGCTTTGAAGCGCAAAGATAATTTTATTTCTATCATTACAGGTAATAATGAAACGAATATTACTTGCATATCGTTCCATAATTCTCTTCAAGGCATTTTGAGCATCAGTAGTCATACCGTCCATCTCATCAAGAAGAATCATTCTAAATGGAACATCACCGATAGTTCCGCTTTGAGCATAGTTCTTAATAGTAGTTCGCACAGTCTCTAAACGCCTATCATCTGAAGCATTCACTTCAATAAAATTATCATTGAAGTTTTCGCCTAATACTTCTCTCGCTATAACTATTCCTGCTCCTGTTTTACCAGTTCCAGGATTTCCGTATAATAGAAGATTAGGGACATCTTTTTCTTCAATCCAACTTCTAGCGTCCATTACAAAATGTTCTTGTCCTTTAATTTCTTTGATTGTTTTTGGTCTATATTTTTCTGTCCATAGCATTTTTATTCCTCCTTTAATTTCCATAGAGCAGGTTGTTGGCTCTTATCATTGACTCTAATGCAACCATATTTACCATTAGCCAGCATACCAACTAACACAGTATAATTAGGTATAACTGCTCTTTTTTTAGTTCTGTAAGGCCTATTAGAACCATTGTTCTCAAAAGAAGGAAGGTCAATAATTGCATCATGAATTTGTCTTGATGACATAATTTTTCCTCCTTCTAATACTTTATGAATTAATCTTTGATATTGTTTTTTCATATATATTCCTCCAATGTTTGTTGTTGAACCTCAATTGGGTCTGTTTTCTTTCTTTTTCTCTTTTCACCGATTTTAAGAAGTCGGCACTCTGCGTGTGTCAATTTTTTCTTCGCCCATTCCTTAAATTCTGGGTCTTTTAATAACTGATTCAGTATAACAGGGTTTTTGACACCTAGTTTGCGAGAAAGAAATGGTATTTTAGAATACTGTCTCCTTCTCGGCATATTTAACCGACCTGCCATGTTTCCTTGATGCGAATACGCCAACATCTCATAGAAATATCGCTGACTCCAACGCCTTTTGACTACTCCATCTACAAAAATTAACCTGTTTGGGTGCATATTTTCTGCCAACCAAGATAAAATCTGCGTATCGGCTGGTTTGTTAAACAAAAGCAAATCTTTAATCAAATCACGATTACTTTCCTTCAAATATTCATAACAAAGAGAATAAGTGTCTCTCTCGTAAGAAAAAGGAGGCTCGGAATGAGGAGCCATAGTTTCCACTTGATTACGAAGAAAGTTGTTGCTTCCTGCTCTTTTAATTTTACACATCGCCATGATATTCTTTGGAACAGATTTTTGGTCAATAGAAGTTAAAACTATTTGGCCTCTATATCTGCGAAGAATATCAAGGATTGCTTCCTTATCAGGTTTGTAATGAACATCTTCAATGATAATGCCCCTTTCAATCGGAAAGGAACCTACATCAAAGTCAATGTCATTTGCATACATCACGATAGGGTCATTCACAAAAGTCTTTGCTTTTGTTGATTTGCCTGTTCCGTGTTTTCCTGTTAGTAGTATTGGTCTTTCTTTATTGTAATTGGTTAATCCCATTCATATTACTCCTTTTAATTCAAATATTCTTTCTAATCCTTCTGCATTACGGTGTTCTCCGTGAGAAACCAAATGCACTACTTCTCTAAATACTGTCCATTCGTTTTTTGCATCGGGAAGATTCGGTGTCATTTCAACTATTTTGTATAGATTCTTTATACCACCTATCTTAAGAATAGGTCTTGGTCGTGTTTTACTTTCCTTTTCTTTGTAGGAAGAGGTAATTTCATGTTGTAATAGGCTTCTCTTAACACCGAGAAGAAACTTTTCATCTGCTCTTAGGGATAAACTCAATCTAACAATGTATCCCATTTTTGATGCAGGGCTTCTTTCTAAAATAAAATCCATCTTAGAAAGACCAAGAAGAATACCTATGAGCATATCTCTACTATACATGAGAAACGCTCCTTGTTATTCCTTGAAAGTCTGCTTTGTATCTTAGATATTTTAATCCATCTAATATTGTTTCTTCAACTAGATTTAAAATATCTTCTTCAACCTCAACAGAAGAAGCATAAATAACATTTAGGCTCGTTCCTTGAAATGTCC